CCTATCCTAAAAGCTGTCTTCTTTTATAAAGAATCACACCAGAAAATATTTAAAGCTATTAAGTCCTTATTCGATGCTGACGAACCTGTAGATATCCTTACCGTTGTCAACAAGCTTAAAGAAAGTGGAGAATTAGAACTTGTTGGTGGTGCTTATACTGTTACTCAGCTTACCAATAAGGTAACTTCTTATGCTGCTAATGTAGACTATCATACCCGTATTGTACAGCAAAAGTATATTCAGCGTGAAATTATCTCTCAATGTTCTAATCTTATCAAAGATGCCTATGAAGACACAGAAGATGTATTTGACACCTTAGAGACTGCTATAGATACGTTAGAAGGATTAGACCCTAGTAACACTGCAGGAAATGCTTTAGATGCTATAACAGTAAGCCAAGATGCTATTGATATGTTTAATGATAATACCCAGAGAGAATACTTCTATAAGACTGGTAACAAACAATTAGATGCTCTTATGGGTATTACTCATAGCAAGATAGCTCTGTTAGGTGGTGCTAATGGTGATGGTAAGACACGTTTTACTTCTTACCTGCTAAAGTGTCTCTTTAAGATCCATGGTGATAAGATAGCTGCCAGACATCATACCTTAGAAGATAGCTCTACAGAAATGTTAATGAACTATCTAGCCTCTGAAGTCCATATGAAGACTAAAGATATCCAGATGAAGAAGTTTGGTCCTGAGACTAAGAATAAGATCATTAAGTCTTTGGAAGAGTTTCAGAAGTATGACATAGAATATGTAGAGCAGTGGGATAAGATTAAAAACATCACTAAGCAGTTCGAATATTTCTGTAAGAAGAGACCCGATAAGCTTAACATTTTAGTGATAGATAATGTACTCTCCCTGAAAGACCGTGAGGACTTCAAAGGTAGAGAGAACTCTATGTATGACTTTATATGCTCAGAGATACTAGCTTGTAGACAGAAGACTAAAGGATTTATCTTTGTAGTACATCACTATAATGATGACCAGGTACATTCAGATAGGATTAAGACAGGCTATATGCCTACTGAGAAACACCTGAAAGGTACTGAAGCCTTCCGGAGGATCTCTAACTATATTCTATTATCTAATAACCCAGGCAGGAGGAAAGACCTACTGATGGATTATAATGAAGATATGAGAAGACTGCTTACCCGAATGTTTATCCTAGAAGGTGTGAAGATCAGAAATGATAACACCGATGCTCTAAAGAACATTATACACTTTTTTAAAACACTAGACTATAATATATTTGAGGAGATACACGAATCATGAAAAAACCTAAAGAGTTAAAAATTAAAAAATGTCCTTTTGGATGTGATGAAGATGTTAAGCTTGTTAAAGAAAATCAAAAGTTTATATCTAATGGAAAAGTCTATAAAGGAAAGAGATGGGTTTATAAGTGTCCTAATTGTAAAGAAGGTTTTACAACAACTGAAAGTGATACCATAAGTATGAATAATTTAAAAGTATTAAACTTTAATAAAGATTAATTATGAATAACATTGAGATAATCAAAAAACAAAATGAACTCATAAAGAAGCTCTTTAAGATGGTTACTGAACCTACTATTGAAATAGCTAAACAGGTGTCTACAGTACACGATGAAGCTAATACGGTAATAGAAGCCTCTTCTGACGATAAAAAGGCTGATGTGGTAGATAGTACCAAAAAAGAGAGAAAGTCTTCTGACAAGGCGGAAAAGGTGGAGAAAAAACCCAAAGAGGACTTACCTCCAATATCCGAACCTAAGAAAGAGAAAAAAAGGATGTTCTAATGGAAGAGACTAAAATCTATGTAATAGATCTTAACCTGCCTCCCTATGGTATAGGTGAGGAATTAAAAATGCCTATCGATGAAGGCTTTGATATTAAAGCTTTTAAAGAAGTAGCAGAAGAGCAAGGAGGTGTATATACCCTTGAAGGCTTTGAGTATGCTTATAATAATGAGCTTATCCCTTACGATTCATACATACAAATCATAAACAAGTAACCATGAACACAGAAATAGACATATTACAGAACAAGCTTGAGAACTATATCAATATAGGAGAGAGAAAAGCTAATGTAACTATGAGAAAAATCATTGACGAGAAACTAGCTCTAAGAGACTATATAGCTCCCTGTAACAAAATAGCATTTCAGAGTAATGGTAGATTAAATTGTAGCTTAGGAGGTGGAGAACCTTTTTCAGTACATGACAATGCTATCAGTCAAGCAGCTACTAAAATGAATGTTCCTACCACTTATCTACGTAATCTAGCTAAAGGTAAAGAACAGTGGGAAAGAGATCTTTCTGCTGATATCCTTAACAAACACTTTGACAATACTTCCAGAGAAAGGATGTTGGTAAGAAGTGTTAACGGTGAGATAAGAGGGATGCTCTCTGACAGATACAAGAAGTTTGACTCTCTCAAGCTATATACTACCTTTCTGGAAATAGCAAGAAAATCAGGATGCAAGATAGCCCGTTCTCATAAAGCAGATACCAGAGGATACATAGAAGTAGTAAAGCCAGAGATACACAATATCGTTACCGAAAATAATGGTACTGTCAATATGGTCATAGGTGCCAGGATACGTAACAGTGACTTTGGCAATGGTGCTTTAGATGTCTCTATGTTTCAGCTTAATGTTGTATGTCTTAACGGACTTACCACTAAGAAGGTTATGCGTAATGTACATCTAGGAGCTAAATTACCAGACGATATCACTCTATCTGATGCAACATACCAGGCAGATACAGAACTAAAAGCTCTGGTAATCAAAGATGCTATTAAAGCTCTATTTTCTAGTGCTACTATCGAAGAAGAGATGGCTAGAATATCTAATGCTTCTAGCAAAGTGATAAAGATAGATACAGAGATCAAGAAGCTACAGCCTATGGGAGTACAGAAGTCAGAAATAGCTGCTTTAGAAGGCCTATTAATGAATAATGATCCTAATGATGGGATACAAGGTAAAGCTACTATGTGGAAGATGATACAAGGTATCACCGCAGTAGCACGTAACTGTGACAATGAAGAACGTAAGAGAGACCTGGAGGAAACAGCCGGGGTATTATTGTATAAATAACTAACAAATTAAACAGATGAGTAAAAAAAGAGAATACACTATCCAAGAGATAGCTAAGATGGCAGAAGTAACAGTAGAAACTATTGTTGACAGTATCCGTAACGATGAAAGATCTAGAACTAAGATATTTCAAACTCAGAAGAATTCTAAAGCAGCAGAAACAGAATACCTGGAAATGCTTGTAAGAGGATATGAAGCTAAGAAAGTCTTAGGAATGATTGATAAGGAAAATATGGACTTGCTACATAATATTATCCAAGAGGTGACTATGATGCTCAATACCCATGAAGAAGAAGAGAAAGTTTCTAAGCCTGCCCAGAAGATCATTGAAGCTAAGATTGTAAAGATCTATACCTATTTCAATATGGAGCTACCTAAAGAAACTGAACCACAAGTAAAAGATGGTGGTGATATAGATCCTGGTGCTCTTAATTCAACTATGAAAGTAGAGCAAGGAGGAAAGAAAGATGGATCAGAAGACAAATAATACATTGCTGGTAAAAGCTGTTCAGAAAAGGACAGAGGTAATGCAGAAAATGATTGATAACTATACTGATACTGATTGGGGAGAATATGTAGCCCTTGACAGTGTTATCAATACCCTGAAAGAAGAAGTTGATTTCATAGAAGAATTGACTAAACAGATAGCTGAAGATATAGCTCATGACATAATTACTAATAATACTGAATTACAAACAAAGCTTGAAATTTCAAACTATATAATAAATACCTATGGAAAGAACGATTAGTATAATAAATATAAAGAAGCATAAGAATACTGAATTCAAACTAGAAGATCAGTTTATTGCTTTTATAGGAAAGAACAGATCAGGGAAATCTACTGTTGGCCAGGTAATACAGACTATCATGCAGGTAAAAGGCTTTATGGTAGATCCTGTAAGCCATGGAGAAGAAGAAGGAGAAGTAACCTACAAAGGAGAAGACCGGGAAGGTAACCCTATAGTTATTAAATGGACTACCAAAGGTGGTAAGAGTAATTTCAAAGCTACTAGGCTAGATAGTGAAGGTAAGAATAAGTCCATCACCGGTGTAGAAGAAATACGCAAGCTAATTGGCACTTATTGCCCTTATAGTACACACGATGCTCTTACTATGATGAATAGTACCGATGGAAGAAAGAAGTTCTATAACAACGTAGTTTCTCTCTGTTTGACTCCTGAAGAGAATGATGAGATTGCTTTTTTAGACATAGATATCTCTCAGAAGAGAAATCAGGATACTGAAGGCAACTCTTTCCATACCCGGACACAGAAGAAGAGTGACCTAGCAACTAAGGAAGCTATTATCAAGCAAAGTCTCTCTGAAGATGAAAAAGAACTTCTTGAAAATGAAGAGAAGATAAAAAAGTCTTTAGCAGAGATGAGGAAGTCACATGTAGAAATTAAACAATATGAAACACTTATTGAACTTGATCGGATAGAAATAACTTCAATAGAAACATGTACTTACTCTATGGAACATGACTTTGAAAATGTTTCTGGATTGAGTCTTGCCAGTAATGAAGCTTTTCATTTATTTCTTAGTAGTACTATAGATGATATCAAAAAGTTTAATGAAACTATAGAAGCTACCGGTGGAAAAATAATCGATATCATAAATCAGTACAGAGAAGAAGATGAGATAGAGTTTAATATCGAAGAAGTCATTGAAAGTGGTGTAGCTATGGTATCCAAGATAGATACTATCAAAGAGTCTCAGACTAAGCTTAATATTACCAAAAAGGAGATTCTAACTCTTAACCAAGATATTGAGAAGCTTGATGCTAAGATCACTGATGCCAGGGAAAGGAAAGCTGAAATTATCAGTAACTCCGAATTACCTGCAGGACTTACTATCGATGAAGAGTACCGCTTGAGTCTTGACGGTTTCCTATTTGATGAGACAAGTACCTCAGATAGCCAGAGTAAGCTTGCTATGGTTAAGCTATTGGACAAAGTATCTACTGCCGACTTTATTGATATTGGTGACTGGTCTTTGTTTGATACAGCTGCTAAGAAAGAGATCCAGGAGACCTTTAAAGGGAAAGATAGAATTATCATTGGTCAGTTAGTAACTGAAGATGCAGAAGTAAAAACTAAAGTTATTATCGATGAGTAAAGTAGCAATACATACTAATTTTAAGTATCTCAGTGATGGAAGAAAGGTAATTGTCATTGGAGATCTTAACGACTCTGAAAAGATAGTACAGGAAATATTTGTAACTGAAGGAGGTGCTGAAATACCAAGTGGTAAAAACTTTACAGCTACCAACCTTCATGATACTCCTGTGCTATCCTGGAAGGAAAAGAGGATTAAGAAAGTTGATGAAATATATACCAGACAGGTAAAGGAAAGAGAAGAAGAGATGCGGAAGTTAAGAAAAACACATGCATCTATAGTTTCAGTCTTTCGAGAGAAGATGAAGTACATGAATAATGTATGTGAAAAGCTTGATCCTTCAGTCTTTGATCTTCTTACTGACTATATAGCAGGTGAAATAAAGTATATTGTTATAAGTCAATATGATCCTGAAATAATTTCTATGGATACTTTTAATGAAGCTTATGAAGGAGGATTAAGGCTTATATCTTTCTTTGGAAGGGATGATGGTACTTTTACCTATGCAATAGGTGATTATTCTGATTATTCTGGTAGTAATAAAAAGTTTATTCCTTGTAGAACAAAAAAAGAAGCTATTGAGGTTTTTACAAAATTGTTATTGTCTAAGCTAAAAGTAAACAATTATTTAATTAAGAAAGCTAAGGAGTATAAAATACAACTTGATCCTGAAAAAGTTAAAACATTTAAAGATGAACAAATAGCAAGTATTAATAAGAATATATTAAACTATAAAGATAGTATTGCTTCATGGAAATCCTTACTTAAAAAACTAAAATGAAACCTCAACAGATAGTAAAGACACTAAAGACCGTATTTGGTAAATACTTTGATACAATAGATCCTGAATTAAAGGAACTTATAACTAAGTACGGTTACGTTACAGGAGGAGCAATCCCCTGTATGATAAATGGTGATTATGTTAACGACTATGATGTGTATTTTTCTAATAAAGAAACTGCAGATCATGTATTAGCATATTACCAGGGACTTATATTGAGAAGGCCTGATGCTATAGAAACTGATTTAGGTCTTGGATTTAAAAGCTATACTTATACTGAAGAATATGAAAACACTTATCTTCCTAAGTTTATTTCTCCTAATGCAGTAACATTATATTCTAAGCCTACTATTCAGCTCATGGTAGGATTCTATGGTCAGCCTAAAAAGGTAACTGATGCCTTCGACTGGCTACATATTAAATCTTATTTCTGCTTTGAAGATATGAAGTTAAGAATGCTTCCTAGAACATACGAACTGTTACTTGATAAAAACTTAATCTATACAGGTAGTGATTACCCTCTATCTTCTCTCTTACGCACTCGTAAGTATATGAAAAGAGGATGGTCTATATCTGCTCATGAGATGGCTAAGATAGCCCTTGAGATGCAAAAACATGATCTTACCAACAAAGAACAGCTTATCGCTCAGATGTCTGGTATTGATCCATTATATATTGCAGAGCAGTTACAGAATCTTTCTTCTAACGCTTTGAGTATCGATGAGAGAATCAACGAGCTAGAAGGGCTAATCAACGAGGAAGACACATGGACACTAATATGACAATAAGCTTAGAGCAGCAATTTAAGGAGATGTTTGGATTTAAGCCTCCTCTTTCAGAGGTAGCAATTATCTCTAAAGGCATCTCCTTAGATTTGTTTAAATTAGAGGAATTATTACAAGCCAAAGACCCATCATTTAACCTTGATGACTATGAACAGGCTTCCCTGTTCAGGTATATCAAAGAGAAATACGGAAAGAAGTCTATTGGTATTATTAACAAACTATTAAAATTGAAACAATGAAAGAAGGAAAATTAGTTAGTGCAAATCCTAATATGGCTAATGATGGAGATCAGAGAAATTGGCATAGTGACAAGTTTGATCAGAGATACTATGAGTTTATACTAGAATTTGATAATGGTGACAAGGGTGTTGCTAGTAGTAAGAATGAAGGTACATATACTTATAGTGCAGGCAGTGAGCTTTCCTATAACATCAAAGATACTTCTGAAGGTAAATATTTGCCCAAGATCAGTGGTGTCAAGAAAAAAGAAGGTGGTAACTTTGGTGGAGGTGGAGGTGGTTCTTCCTATAATGATCCTAGCAACAACCTACGTATGGCTATGAGTACTGCTCAGGAGAGTGCTGTAATTGCTTTTAAAGCTTTTATGCCTAATGTCAAAGAAGTGGAAGACATCAATAATATGAGTGATTTCTTCTATGCTTGGGTAAGTGACCATGGAAAGATCATAGATAGAGATACACTCTCAAAGAGATGGTATGCTCTTGACAAAGCAGTAAAATGTATTGAGTTTAAGGAAATGAAGGTAGACACTTCAGATAAGATCCTGGATGTAGCTGAGAAGTTCCTAAGTGCAGTAATGAAAATAAATCATGAAAAATAGTTATCAGAAGTATATAGACCTAGTTGAAAAGGCTATTAGGCTCACTCCTACCAAACGATCTATCGAGGTAGGGGTGAAGACACCCAAAACATCTAAAGAGACCTCTGAGAGACTTCCAGTGATGATACTTGATCCTAACGATGAAATTATAGAGCTAAATATTAGTCAGTCTCTTATAAAGGAGATGTTTTTCAAAGGAGATAAGAAAGAATATTGTCCTAAGAGACTCTATCATACTACTATTATTAAAGATATCCCTAGAGAAGAGACACTAGCTATGTCTAAAGGAAACTTCTTTGAGACATTAGTATTAGGATCTTCTGCCAACGGTGGACAAACTCTTGACCTTCCTAGGAAAAAAAATAATGAGAAGACTATAGATCAGGTACGCATAGAGGAACAGATAGACATGTTCCCAGAGATATGTAAAAGATATGGTATTATTATTATCAAAGATGGAGTTAACTGTAACGTACAAAGGAAATTTAGGAAAGAGATAGAGCTAGACAGAAACTTTAAAATCTTTCTGACGATGACCTGGGATATCATTACACCCTATAAATATGGAGAGATCGCCAAAGATGCTGCCATTGTAGACATCAAGCTTACCAAGACAGTACATAGTGATTATCAGCCTTACTGTTGGGGTATGCCTCATATGATGGACCATATACAGGCCTTTGTTTATTCCTTTGCTTCTGGACTACCTTTTGCTTACCTGGTATTTGATTATAAGTCTACCGAGAGAGAGCATAAGTTTATCCCTGTTAATACAGATGTTAATCATCCTGACAGAAAGAAAGCTAAAGAAGCTCTGGCAAGGAAGACAGAGATGTTTGAAGTGATCCGGAAAGCCTGTACCGATATAGAGACATATCACAGGGTAGGCTGGCATACAGAACCTAATTATTATAACTGTAAGGATTGTCCTATACTAGACTGTGTAGACAAAAACAAAAATCAAGAGATATGATAGATTTTAACGAGCTAAACTTTGGTAATACAGACTCCAAAGAGGAAATCTATTTCCATTGGTTTCTACAAGAACTAATAGAAAGAGGATATATCAAAAAGGTAGAATACCATAAAGCATCTTTTGACTTACTACCACCGGTAAAGATACCCTGGTATAAGAAGATGAAAACTAAGATAGTCACTGAGCAAGCTTCTCTTCTTAGAGGACATATATACACTCCTGACTACTGGATAACCTGGGACCTTTCTGCCAGAGATCTATTCTATATTCCTATTGGTACCTTAAAGCCCTATGAGAAGTCTCCCTTTAATAATAAGTCACTTATGAAGGCTCAGGTCATAGATGAAGAGATCGTAACGATAATGGACGTTAAAGGGTCGTTTATAGGTAATATAAGCAGCTCCTCTAAAGAGTCATACCTCTTCTCTTTTAATCAGAAGATGGTATGGGATAAATATGGTATCTATATCCAGAAGGTAGTTATTCCTGACTTCTTCAAATATACCTTTACACCAAGGAGATTTCTTACTACCGATAAATCAGGAAAACCTAGAAAGATAAAATTTAAAGTAACTTTGCTCACCGAATATCTAAAAACTAACTTATAATGCTTCTAATAACAGGTATCATAATTCTTAACAAGTCTACAGGTAAAGAATATCCTAAAAAGAAAGTTCATATCTATGTACGTAACAAGAGTGAACTAGATGCTCTCAGAAAGATCCATACATTTAACTTCACTGTCTTATATGATACAGGCAAGGAACAGAAAGAGCCTGACAAGGTAGAAGTGTTCTATACTACTACTGAAAATCTAAAGATGCTGATACAAAAAGGAACTATCAGAGACCTTGACTATAACAAGCTAATATGAAATATCTAAAAGATCATACAGTCGTATATCTTATACAATAGTACTAACCAATATTAACTTTATGAAAAGAATTCTCATATTGTTACTGTTTGTCTTTATCCAATACACCAATAGTTCAGAAGAAAATCCACCTATCAGAGAGTGGATACTTGCCTACCAGGATGATGATGTTACTATCTATCATTCAGTAGATATTGTAGAGAAAGAATATAGCATCCCTAGAGAGAACCTAAAGCCTTTTATGGAGATAAATTTTAAAATATCTACAAAGAGTAATAAGGTGTATAAAGACCTAGTAGCACATTATAGGAATAAATCAGAAGAGTATATTAAATTCAAGTAAAATGAAGAACTTAATATTACCAGTTTGGAATGAGTAAGGCAGATGAAAAGGCCAAATTACTGAAAGAGGAATTCAATAAATGTAGTGCCATAATGGAGAAGCTTCTTAAAGAGGAACCTTTCCCTATTAAAGGATATGTTCTAGCTGCTAATAGAAGCCTGGATATCCTTAATGCCTTATACGAACAAGGACATGTTCCAAAAGAAGATTTTAATAACTTTACATTATCAGAAATACCGATTTACTTAACAGACTAAACTATGAGACTAAAACTATTTCGTATCTATAAAAATGATAAATGTATTTCAGGGATACTATATGTGATATTCTTTGGAGTCATCATCACTAAGTTTTATACCCTAGAGAGACCCTGGAAAGAGAATAAGACTTTTGTATCTTGTATCTATAAAGGAATATTCAAGGTAGTACCCTTTTCAGGAAAGAAGTTTAAAGATGTCTTTGAAATAAAAGATGTAGAAAATAGATCTGCTATTTTGTTTCATCCTGCTAATCATGTTCATGAACTCCTAGGATGTATTGCTATCGGAGATAAGGTAACACATAAGCCTGATGGCGAATATTCTGTATGGAATAGTAGGAATGCAATGGATAAACTCAAGAAGCTTGTTAATAACTACCGTAAGATTACTGGTAGATCTGTATATTTAGAAATTGTATAAACATTTAAACTATGAAAAAACTAATTGTAATATGTGTAATAGCACTTATTGTATTCTCCTGCAAAAAAGCAGATGATGATAATATCCAACCTAAAGCCTATTTTACCTGTCCCTCTGAAGCAGTTGTAGGACATAAAGTAATGTTTAATGCTAGTGAATCTATTGACGAAAGTGGAGAGATTATAAGATACTCCTGGAACTTCGGTGATGGTACAACACAGGACATTATTATAAGCCAGATAGGATATATCTATTCTGAAACTGGAATATATTATGTAGAGCTTCGTGTATTTGATGTTAAGAATTGGAGTTCATCTTATTCTAAATATATAATAATAAGAAAATGATAACTAATCTATATTTACAGTTACTTGTCTGTTTAGCCTTTATGTTTTATGGAGTAATACTTGGAATGGCAATACCTGAACATTGGTATACAGAATATAAAAATAAGAAAGGAAAGAATAATGAGTAAAATAAAAGAACTATTCAACGAGGATAACACCTCTATAAAAAAAGCAATAGAATCCATTGACGCGAAGATGTTGAAGTATCAAATAACTAATAAGTTTGATACTATCTTCGACTTGATTGGTGAGGATTTAAGAGACATTGAAATACTTGAATCGTTATCCCAATCAATAAATGAGGATGGTGATAAAGTTTTATCTTTCGATGCAGATAAAGGTAAAATATCTATTATTATTGATAAGGAAGGTAAGGATGTACATATGTCATTTGTGGGTGATAAAGGTAATGGGTATAATCATATTCAAATTTATCCTCAGCTATCCCACCCCACAGAAGGTGATATTACCTATAAATGCTGTAGGTGTAATTATACATGGACACATGAAGATGATGCTTGTCCTCAATGTGGTTGTAAGGAAGTTACTGATATTAAAGTTAGGTTATCCCAACCAATTACCGATAGACAGGTAATAGATGAGGCATATAGTTTGTATCCAATGATTTATACAGATACAGAAGAGAGTACTAGAATGAAAATATTACGAGATAGTTTTATAATAGGTGCTAAATGGCTAAGAGAGAAAGGAAACAAATAAATTATGAAAACAATAATATTGAACAATGAAAATTATACCTATAGTTCTAAAAAGGAATTATTAGCTATAATTGAAAAGTATCCTAATATTAATTTTTTAGGTAGATATGAAATAGGTGACTATTTCACAGCTGGTGACAATTTCACAGCTGGTGACAATTTCACAGCTGGTGATAGTTTCAAAGCTGGTTACAATTTCAAAGCTGGTGACAATTTCACAGCTGGTTACAATTTCACAGCTGGTGACAATTTCACAGCTGGTGACTATTTCAAAGCTGGTGACAATTTCACAGCTGGTGATAGTTTCAAAGCTGGTTACAATTTCAAAGCTGGTGACGGTTTCAAAATAAAAAATCACATAATAATCCCTAATACATACAAGTATATTGCTCGTTGTTATTATGAAGAAAACAGTAAGCAATGGTATGTCCAATTAGGATGTTTTTTAAGAACATTATCAGAATGGGAGAATGATTTTTGGAATAATAAAAATGAATTTCCTAATGATAAGAATAAAAACTCAACTAAAAGGCTCCGGGTATATAATCTATTAAAAGTAATTATTCTGGAACTGGATTAAATTAATAAAGAAAGGAAACAAATGAAAAAAGAAATAAAAGAAATGGTATTGAAAATAGTAGATGACTGTTTTTATATATTTGCAAGTGGTTATAGGGAAGAAGCAGAAAATAATGCAAGGATTGTATTTGAAGAGTTATATCCTCAGTTATCCCAACCAAATAGAATAAACACAAGAGAAGAAATAATAGAAGCACTCTCATTTGAATTTCAAGAAAAATATAACAGAAGTCCTTTTATCCAAGAGATAGAAGATGATGAGTGTTATTGTGATTCTTACGTTGTGTTCTTACATGATAAATTATCTAACCAACCAGTAAGCGATGAATGGATTCATTTTAAAACACAATTACCAACTCCAAAAGATCTGCCTTTTATCACCGAAGACTTTGATAAATTTTTCGAAGTATGGAAAGATTCGGATTATTTTGATAAACTAACAGATAACGACAGGGATTTATTTGTAAAATGGAAACCTATTAACCCACCTATTAATTAAGAGAGAAAGGAAACAAATGAAAGTAATATGGAAAAAACTAAATTACAAGTCAGATAAAGAAACTGTATCAATTTATTGGGATGATAAATCTATCAATTATCATTACAATTTTATTGAAAAAAGTATAGCAGAAAGCATAAGTAAATGCGAAACTATGTTAGATATTGGTGCTGGATATGGACATTGGGTAAAATTTTATCAAAACTCCTACAAAGCAAAAGTAGAAGCAATAGAACCAGGATTAAACGAATACAATATAAAAAAATATAGGGGTTTTATTCAAGACATTACAACAGGGAAAAAGTATGATGTTATTAATGCAATAGGAGTATTACATCACATCAAAAAAGACAAAGACCTTGTAAAAGCGTTGAGTAATATTGAATCAATGATGCACTCTGAAAGCATGTTGGTAATTGGTACAAGATTTGATTTTTTGACAGTGCCAAAAGAGTTAAACAGAAAATATAGGACACATCCACAATGGAAGGAATTACTTAAAAACTTTGATATAATTAAAGTCAAAAGAAGTAACCCACCATTTGAATGCAGAAAGCATTTAGATGTAATTATTTGTAAGAAGAAAGGATAAACAATGATATACATATACTATCTACCAAAAGAATTTACTAAAGATATCGAGTTACCCTGCCATAGAGATAATAATAACTTTGAAGATCAGATGTTAGAGCATCCAAAGACTAAAAGATATTCTCTATATAGCTTTGAAAAACTGTTTAACAAGGATAAGGTTAATGATGGATGGTTAGTTTTTAAAGATGTACCTGCTGAAGAGTTAGCTAATGAACTAGTAGAAAGGTATAAGATAAACAAAAGACCTGATCCTCAATATACATTTTATGAAAAGCCAAAAGATGAATGAATACGAAATCCAATACTATTTAGAATGTAAGAATGATACTTGGAAAGAGTATAGAGATAATCAAAAATTATGAATTATAACAAAACAGATAAAGACGGAGTTAATTTTTCTATCTATTCGGAATTAGATGGATTATTCCAAATGGAGATAGAAGATGGGAAAAAGTCGGCTGTTGTATTTTTGACATACAATGATATGATAGATTTAATGAGATGGTTTAAATATTCTCAGCATACTGAAATGGCAGATATTTATAAATTAATAGATTTACCAAAAGATATATGGAATGTAATTAAAAATAAAGACAAATGAAGACCTGTAGTGTAATAGGATGTAATAACCCTTCATTTGGGAAAGATAAGAGTACAGGTGAACCATTCTGTCGGTTTCATCAATATCTTCGTACAGACCTATCTAAACCTAAAAACTATTCTAAGCCTATTCCTAAGAAACGATTCAACGCTAAGTTCGATTATGATACGTCATATGGGTATGATAGTGAGACGATCATGTATAAAAAGGTATGGAGTACCCAAAAGGGGTTATCGTTTGTCTCAGGGCTTGAAATCAATGCATATGATAAAGAGACCTGTAAGTGTTTTGCTCATGTGTTAGAGAAAGCTATTAACAAGTTCCCTCACTTTAGGTTTAACCTAGAAAACATAGTACTGTTAACATGGGATGAACATCATCTTTGGGATCAAGGTAGTGAAGACAGTCGTAAAAGGTATGCTGAGAAGATGGCTAAAGAAGGCATCATAGTAGACTGGAATAAGCTTAAATTACTTCAAGGAAAATTAATAATAATTTATAAAGAAAAATACAAATGAAAATAAAAGATATTGTTGCCTGGTTAGGAAAAACTGATGAGTTTAATAAGAAGCTCAGTAATCGAATCGATGAACATGGTAAAAGGATTCATGATCTTGAATTTAGTGAAAATAAGGAAGCTAAAAAAAATGGTTCTGATATCTATGATTTAAAAAGTAGACTAAAGTCTCGTATAAACAAAGAAATTCTATTAGAACAACAAGTAGAAAGATTACTAGAAAGTGATCAGATATTGCGTGATAAGATTGTAGAACTGGAAAAGTCAAAACATCACTTTGAACTACTACTTGAATATCTAGATCTAGAAATTAAAGATCAACCTTGTAAAAAAATAGCAAAGAAATGAATAAATCACAATTTCCTTGGCAGGGATATAATTGGAACTGTGGAGACATAGGATGGGATATCATACATCCACAAAAAGCATACTGCTGGCATGATAAGTCTTGTGTCCTCTTAAAAGAAGACTGGATATACCTACATGCTAGAGAGAATCTTAAACATTTTGATCTATGGAGTGAAAAGCATGGTGTATACTACCGTGGAGATAGCCCTGTAGGGGTTGGATGGATACAGTCTTTTAACACCTTTACCTATGGATACTTTGAAGTAGAATGTATCCTACCTACCGGTGATAATATGTGGCCTGCTATCTGGCTTACCGGTGCAGACTCCTGGCCTCCTGAAATAGACATCATGGAAGGCTATAGTAACAAGAGAGGATCATACTGGAACTGGATACCCTTCTGGGATGTAAATACTAATATGCACTTTAAGAATCCGGATCAGGAGAAGACAAGTATAAAAGCTAAGTCCCACTGGATAAGATGTGGTAGACCTAATGAGAACTTCCATACCTATGCTATTGACTGGCAGAAGGATTATGTAAGGTTTTACTATGATCATAAGCTTAGAAGAGAGATCGTTGATCCTAGTGTACTACAGACCTTTGTTAATGCTAGAATGAAGGTTATTATTAACAATCATATTAACTCTGGTACCAATACAGCAGACTTCCAAGAAGTAGATCCTATGATAGTAACTTATTTTAAATACAGAGAACAGAAATGACATTGATACCTATCCTTATACCAAATAAGATAGTGATCGCTTCGCTAGACGGCTTTGCAGTCAACGGTGGACATTTTACTATATACTCAGAAGATGAACATACCGGAGATGATATGAAGATGGCTAAGAGAGTATTACGCCAGGAGCATGATATTGCCAGTGTATGCGTCATCCCAATGAAACCTCACCAGAAAGAAGTATACAGAACAATTCAACAAGACATTAAACGCTTTGAACAAACACATGGAGTAATATTATGAGTAGGAAAACGAGATTTAGGACTAGGATACAAGTAGAATTAAGATCTTTTAAGCTAGTTAACTATGATATTGAAGATACTACAGACTATATCATAAAGATTTTTGATAATAATAAATACTATTTTCACTGGCATAGCTTCATGTGGGGAGTTATAATAGGCACAGCATTAATGGCAATAGGAACACAAGTAAATTTATAACTATGAAAACAAAACAAATAACGAACAGTAGCACTATCCAAGAGATAGGCTATGATGAAGAGACTAAGACCTTATACATTATCTTTAAGGGTAGTGGTAAATATCTTTACTATGATGTACCTAAAGAGGTATGGGAGGCAATGGTAAAGGCAAAGTCTACAGGAAAGTTCTTTTACAGAGAGATTAAAGGAGGTTATGAATATGATAGGGAGAAAAAGAAATGAGTAACCGAAAAGCAAATGAGACAGCAAAATTTACTTTAAAAGAAAATGGTTTTTATACAGGTAATCTATGGAGTATTGAAGATGTAATGAATAAGTTTACCTGTAGCGATGATGAAGCTCAGAAGATCCTTAATAATGTAATGACTAATGAGACTTTGATGATATCAATTAATGAAATGATCTTAAAAGAAGGAGAAGAAATAGGATTAATAAAAAAAGAATAATAGTGTGTAAAACTTATATCTTCAGATGGGGTAATAATCCTAAGAGAAAAACACTAAAAGGTAGAGAGTGTATTATCCTTGCAGTAGGTAAGAAAGCTAGTGTGCTCGTTAAGTTTACTGATAATAACCAAAAGGAAATAGTAAGTAGAAGAGCCTTACACGGAGTTAAATAATCTTTTAACTTGACTTTTGGAAGGATATTTACTTATCTTTGTGCATGTCTATTACATCAATACAAAAATATTTGTGGGGAAGTTTCCCTAAAACAAAAAGTTCTTTAATGTGGTGTACTAGGCATATTTCACATAGGGAACTTCCAACACCACAACTTTTCAATTTTCATATTACGCTAATACATTATAGTCCTCCATAATAAGAGGGCTATTTTTGTTAGTGGTGATAGCAATTCAAATACCATAATGATCACGTTAACCATGTACGACCAGATGAAAAGGTCAGTGGTTTGAGGCTTATGAGCTATGCTAAAATGAAGATGCATAGCCACGTTGATAGAGGAGATATAAGCTTGGGGTACACTGGATGCACTATATCGAGAAGTATAGCCTTACATAAAGCATCAAAAGGGGATGACGCTAGTTGCAATCGACAGAAGGGATTCTGAGGATATTATTTTCAACCTCTGCTTTTGTAGGGGTTGGGGATTCTACATAGGTTACTTCTCTCTTAAAGGGATGTAGAGGAGTAAGAAATTAATTTAACTTTAAACTAATTATTATGTCACTCAATAAACAAAAAGGTAATATGTATGACTTTATAACGCATACATGGAACACAGTAAAGGGTAAATGTCCACATGATTGTAGCTACTGTTATATGAAACGATGGAAAAATCAAAAATCAGTTAGATTTGATGAAAAAGAACTAAAAACAGATTTAGGTAATGGTAATTTTATATTTGTTGGAAGTAGTTGTGATTTATTTGCAAATGATATACCTAAAAAATGGATTTTAAAGACATTATACCATTGTTATCAGTATGATAATAAATATCTATTTCAGACGAAAAATCCAGAAAGAATTCTACAATGGAAACATATTCCAATATTTGAAAAATCAGTTATCTGTACCACATTAGAAAGTGACTCTTATTATCCTGAAATAATGAAAGCCTCACCTGAACCAATGCAACGTAGTATAGCAATGCAAGAGATAAGTTTATTTGTTGATACTTATGTTACTATCGAACCTATAATGGAATTTCATTTAGAGCATTTTATTAAGATGATTAAACGTTGTAATCCAAAACAGGTAAATATTGGAGCAGACAGTGGTGGTAGTAACTTACCAGAACCTTCCAAAGAAAAAATTCTTTCTCTTATTAAAGGATTAGAAGAATTTACAATAGTACATCAGAAACCTAACCTTAAACGATTAATACCATTGGTAAAAGATGGATCTATTTAGTAGTGTAGGAATAGACATAGACGCAATACCTAAAACAAAAAACTCTAATGATATGATAGATACAGATAGGTATTGTACTATCTTTCACCTTTTGATGAAGTGGGAGACAGATATGAGTCCTTTCCTCTTACGTATCTACAATAAGTTTACCGAACAATCACAACACTTAATATTAAAAGATAACATAATACAACTATGGATACAGAAACAAAACCAGTAATATTTATTGATGACAGTCTAATGCTTCCTGACAACAGTCAGTGGGAAAAAAGATTTGAAGTAAAATCAGAAACCTCAGACAGAGTTTATATAGTAGCTCAGAACAAACAGAAAAGACACTGGGCATGCAGCTGTCCAGGCTGGAAGAGATACCGTAAATGTAAGCATCTTCAAGAGATAGGATTACCTATCAATGAACAACCTCATGAAATAGAAATCAAATCAGCATATTAAAACCAATACTATGAAAACAAGTTTATATTTTAGTTCTGGTGGATCCGATAAGGAATACCATGTACAGATAGATAATGGAACAGTTACCGTTCAGTATGGTAGAAGAGGATCTGCTCTAACGCAGCTAACGAAATGTGAAAACCTAGACCCCGTAAAAGCCGAGAAGCTTTATCAGAAAATCATAAGAGATAAGAAAGGTAAAGGATATAGTGAAGGAGAGTCAGGTACTATCTATTCATCACCGGTAGATCCTAACCAGACAGGATACCAACCTCAGCTACTTAATGAGATTGACGAACCTACTATGAGACACCTCCTGGATAATGATGACTGGCTCATACAAGAGAAAGAAGATGGTAGGAATGCAGGACTTATCTATAGAGATGGTAAAGTCATAGCTGCCAATAAAAAAGGTCTAGCGATCTCTGTACCGACTGATATAGTAAATCCTATAGTAGATATCTTTAAAGTAGATTTTACTCTCTGTGGTGAGCTAGTAGGTGATGTGTTCAAAGCCTGGGATATCATCAACCATCCTTATATCTCTCATACTGTTCCTTACATCAGTAGGTATGAATTCCTTAAAACACATACTGACAAGCTAGGAGGTAGTAATATCATGCTTACCAAGACTGCTATCACGACACTAGAGAAGCATAACCTGTATAATGAACTTAAAGAGAGAAATGCAGAAGGCATGGTATTCAAACTTAAACATTCTCTATATAGCCCTGGCAGACCTAATAGTGGTGGAGATCAGCTAAAGTTTAAGTTCACAGCTACCTGCTCAGTGATAGTAGGTAAGAAGCATGAAGAGAAAAGGTCTGTTATGATGTGGATGTTCGACAAAGGAAATAGGATATTTGTTGGTAATGTTACTATCTATCCTAATCAGGAAATACCAAAAGAAGGATCAGTCATTGAGGTAAGGTATCTCTATGCTTACCCTAATGGTGGTAGTCTCTTCCAACCTGTATATCTAAATCCTAGAAATGATGTAGAACAGATGGAATGTACTATGTCACAGCTAAAGTATAAAGCTGGACTTGTCACTGCTTAGCTATGAATGCCTTTACAGATAATTATAAACGCTATGATCCGGAAAGAGAAGGATACGGTGGTGCTAGCCAGTGGAGAAGAAATTTCTACAAGAGAGTATCACCAGATGAAGCTACTAGAATCCTTAACGAGAAAGATCCTTATGAAATCCTCGGTGTACGAAGGAATACTACCAAAGAGGAAGTTAAAAAAGCATACCACAAGCTTGCTATGCAATGGCATCCTGACAAGAACCCAGGAAACATCAAGCAAGCTGAAGCTATGTTCAAGCAGATTAATGCAGCTTATTCACTATTAATATCTTATTTATAAATAATAATAACTATGAACATTGAAGATTTTAAAATGGATTCAGTTAAGATACTGAACGATGACGTATCAATTGTGTACCATACCAGTACCGATGATGCAAAGAGAACCTACGATAAGAAGATCAAAGAGCTAAAGCCTCATCCTGACTTCTATGCTAAACTAAAGGCCTTTAAGCTTGATTACCTGGCTATCTTTGGATTCAAAGAAGAAGATATGGAGTCTACTATCAAAGGTATCTCTGCTAACAAAAAGAATCAGATACAGATCAGTGGTATGATTAGTACTATGAATAACATACCTTGTAACCTGAATACTCCCTATGTCTCCAAAGAGTCAGAAGAGATGTCCTCAGAAGAAGAAGTCATCGATAAGAACCTGGAAGGACTCCGGACAGAAGCCTGGAAATATATTTGGGAGAGAAAGTCTAATCAGACAGAGATGGATTTTGATGGTGAAAAAAAAGAAGAGGAAACTCCTCCGGAAAAGTAATTTGTTATGTTGTTTAATTAATTTAGATGTGTAGGTTAAAACTGAGGCCTGAGAGACACGATAGTCCTTTTTCAGTAGTTTACTCATAGAATAAACGAAAGTCTCGTCAGGCTTCTATTAACCTTTAAATAAGACCATATATGCCATACATAGACAGAACAGTTAATAAAATACCTAGTAATGCCATAAAAGCATCCTTAGATGATGTATCAGAACTCTATAATGATCACTGTAGAGATAGAAAGCACAAAGAAGTAACAGTATATTGTAAGTCTACCATCACTGACCTCATCCATAAGTATAGGCTAAACGACAACTGGCAGTGGATAATACCCTTTATAGAGATAGGTAAGTGCTATGTGGTAAAGAAAAAACCCTCCTCAGCAAAGCCAAAGAGGGTAAAACCCAATACTACGATAAAAGATAAATTACTATTCTAAGCCACTAAGCTTCTTAAAGAGTTTTATCAGCTCTTCTTTAGACAGCTTATCTAAGTCTACCGCTATAGTAGAAAAATACAATTCACTGACTGACTTCAAAGAGTTATTACCTGTATTCTTTAATACTATATCTCCTAGGACAGATAACACCTCTTGACCTTTCTTGTTAGTAACGATAAACATGTTCTCAGGATCTTTAAAGTCCGGTTTTAATTTAAGAATAGGATTACCTTCTTTCTTTCCTTTTAACTTGTCAAGGATACTTTTGTTCTTTTGTTCTTTTTCTTCCATTATATTATGTTTTTAAGTTTATGGTGCTGATATTTCATTGCTCATATATACAAAGGTAGCCATAATCTGAATGTCATCAGCATCACCAGTACCTCCATTCTTATCTACCTTTACCTCTATCAAATCTCCGTATGCTGCAGTGTTTTTTGTAGTTATTATATCTATACCTGTTTCATTAAGAGTTGTAGTAACTAACAGTCCCTTATTGGTATTAGAGGTAGAAATATAATCTGTAACAGTAGCACCAATACGTAGGTTGACAATAGGATCTACAGTACCGTCATCAGATTTATTGATAACAGAGAAATATACTAGTTTAGCATCTGGCTTTAACCATTGGAATCCTCCTGTACGAATACTGAATGTATCTAATACCGTAGTAATAGTATTTGCATTATAATTAGCTATAGGACCAAACAAAATAGATTCAGTACATACCCTATCATAACCACCTATCCAAAGTCCTTCTAGCTCGTCAGCAGCTACTACCAGAGGATCTCCTTTGATGTCTATATAGGTAGCTGTTATATCATCTATTACCGCATAACGATAACTGGTATCACTATCTAGTTTAAACCTTACAGACATACCTTTTGCATAGTAATTTGTCAAGTCAATAGTAGCTATCCTAGAAGTAGAACTTGGAGTTTCTGTATAGTCTGTTCCCGGGACAAGATAAGCCCAATTAGAATCTTTTCCACTATTTACATAAGCCATAGGAATTTTTACAGTCCTATCCGATTGATTAATATCAGTGATAGCCATATAAGATCTAGAATTAATATCATCAGGACTAATGCTAGGTGTATCCAAATTTGAAATATCCATTGCTAAAGAGATATAATTCCCTGCATCAGTAAATTCTATCCCTCCTTGTATTGTAGGTCGTAATACTCCTGAACCTCCACTATAAAGGTAACCAGGAGCTGCAACTGCATCTACTGCTACAAGTTCATCACCAGCAGCACCAGAGACAGCAGCCCATACTGGAACATCACTAACTCCAAAATCAAATTTAAGAAAATGAGCAGCACCAGCAGCAGCTAGTCTCTTCCATTCTGTACCATCATGATATAAGATATCTCCTTTAACACCTGTACCAAACAACTTAGTCTGAAAGACAGGTACCGTATTACTTTGTATCTGGTTACTAGCATCTAATCCTATCAAAGTAATTATTGCATCAGTAGAAGGAGTATCTATCTGTAACGTTCCTGTCAACTCAGCATCACCACCTATCTTAGCTGCCATACTTGCTATTGCAGCACATCCTATTCCTATCGTTCCAAAGGCAGCAGCACCACCCCATCCAAGCATCACATCTCCACCTGCTTCAGTAGCAGTAATATAGATGTCTCCTGCAACGCCTTCTCCGGCACCCTTTCCAGAATATAAAAGAAGATTACCACCATCAGAGTTTGCTGCTACATAGCTAGAAGCTCCTGCAGCAATAGTTAAATCTTTACCATCACCATCAGTAGTAATTTCTACAACCATACTTCTTGCACTATTGTTATCAAATACAAAGTCTCCTGCATGGATATCACCATAGTCTAAATCTAGATCATCTCCTGCATTTACAGGACTTAATATACCTGCTGCTCTTTCCCATAGTACGGCACCTATTAAGAAAGCTGAAATATCAGCAAGTTTAGGAGTATTATCAGTAGCATCATTAATTAGCACTTTATCAGTAGCAGGAACAAATGTTACTGTAGATAGGTTGCTAGGATCCATCTCTATCTGAAAGTCCATACCTGTACTCCCTGCATTATCTTTAGGAGTCAGCTTTAACCCACCCTTCTCCACCGCAGTATCTATAGTACCTGCCACTGTACCATCAGCACCTACCATAAAAGGTAGTTGGTGAGGTCTTACTACCGTCTGCATAGAGGTAGCACTAGCACTGGTCCTTGCTATAGCATTAGCATTGGTAGCTAGCTTTACCAACCCTTGAGCTCCTTCTCCGGCAGTGTCACCTACCTCATCGAAGAAAGGCATAGAATCTAATAGATTTCTATATAGCATCTCATCGGGTTTGTTATATTGACGTAATCTCTTTCCTGAAGAAGTAGGATTAGATTGGAAAAAATAATTTCTTGAACGTTTAGACATAATAGTATTGTTTAAAATTAAAATACTCTGTTGATAGGATCTGTAGTACCTGATATCTGCATGTATCCTATTCCATCTTGATCTTGCTCTACATAGTATAGGTCAAACAGTTCAAATATTTTGAGTATCGTAGCTACACTATACCCCTTGCAGTAGAATTTGTTTTGTATGTCTACAGTACAATAGGCATCTATATAATATTGTGTTCCTTTATCTAATCCGGTAACACTTATCTCAGCGTCAAACTCCCTCTCTACTTGTATCATCTCAAGAAAGAGTAGTAAGTGATGTAGGTCCATCAACTGTTGAGCCTTACATTTATCTTTATTACCAAAGACCTCGCTAGTAACTAAGTCGTCAAAGACTGCATTAGCTTCATCAAAGATAAGATTCCAGAAAGCTATTCTTTTCTCATCTCTGTCTTTAACCTGTATGTAACCACAGCAATCTATCTTATACATCACAATTGGGTTAGCTAATTGTGGTGATGGTGGTTTATATCCCATATCCTAGCAGGTTATGTCATTACTCTCTGCTGAATTGCAAAGACCACAACGGTTAGTAATTACTTTTAGCTTGTCTACCATACGACCTACCTGAGCCACATAGTTCTCTCTTGTTTCATCGATAGAGCCCATACCCATATACTGAAACTTGTCTACAGTGATATATTCTTCAATCTGCTTATACATCCCCCAGATGAGATTCATATCATATCTTCTCTGAGCTATATTGTAAGTATCCTCACAGTCTTCATCACAAGGATCATTACACTTACAGATGACATATTTAAAGAGATTCTTGTAGCAGGTCTCTGCATCACAAAGATCATAGATGAGAAGTTGTGCTTTTAGCTCATCGGAAGTGTCAGTACTCTCCTGACCCCAGATTTCTACATAATAGACTCCATCATCACCATCAGTATAATCTTCTAGGTCAATATTTATCTCTCCTCCACTGAACACTAGCTCATCGTCAAGTAATGTTCCATCATATCGATATAGCTTTACCTCTCCTACCGTAATCGTTGCTCCACTGTTATCTGTAATAGTATGTTTATGACATGCTGTCTTAGTTATTGAATAGGCAGGACAGTTAGTCTCTACGTTTATCTCTGACCAGGTATAATCTTGATCTTCTGTTACTATAGAGTATACAAAGAGATCATAGATGTCTAAGCCTGTAGTAAAAGTACCGTCTAAAGGATTTGTCTCTCCTATAGCAATCAACCCCCATCCAGTAGTACCAAAGGCACCAGGCTCCCCAGAAGGGATAGCAGCACTCTGATAGTAGAAGTATCCATCATGCCACACTATCTTATACTCTGTACTTGAATTATAGGTAGCAGTACCACTCCATATATCTGTAACAAAAGCTTTGATAGTGATAAGTGTCTTGTTGGTAGAAGGGATTGACCAGTCCGTATTATTGTATATATCATACCCATCTATAGAAGTGTAGAGATCGGAGGTATAGAACAATGCCACACCTAGATCTGACCTTTCTAATGTCTCATAGGGATAAATGGTAAGATCCTCTATAAAGATATAAGTACAATCTTGATCAGGATCAGCAAATATTCGAAAATTTAAGTCAGTAATCATAATAGTGTAATTTATACAAATTTAATATATCATTTATTCTTTGTCAACTAATAATCTGATTCTTTAACATCTCTGATTCCTAAACTAGGGAATGGGTCACTAATAGATCCTATAGCTGTTCTGTATTTTAGAATGTCTTTTACCTTCTTAGGACCAAAAGTAGCATCAACAATATCTAGTAAAATAGAAGTTACAGGGAAAGGATTTAAGAACCAGTCATAAGAAATCATCATCATATTAAGATCTTTGTACATCCAGTTTAACTTGATAAGCTTTTTGTCATTATCTTTTCCTACCACAGCTCCACTAAGAGCAATTAAGAGAGAAAATACAGCAGTCTTAATAACAGTACGTGCTAAATTAAGTCTTCTCATAGGAGTCTGATTTTTCCACCAGGAGTCTAAGCCTTCATTCCTCATATTGGCTATTCCCTGTACAGCACCTACGAAGCTCTGCCATGCACCTTCTATCTCTATCCAATCTCTCTGAGTAACCCACTCACCATTTTCTAACTGTATTGCTTTAAAGCCTGCTCCAAAAGAAGTTTTTCTTGGAGATGCAAAAAGACCTGCATTCCATATTTTATCTGCTGAGAATACTCTAAACTGAGAAGCAGCAGCACCTAGATAGTCATTACCTAATAACCACTTAGCAGTATTGTCCATACTACCTATAATAAATTTATCTCCATACCATTTTAATTGTTCTGAAGCTAGGGTATGATCATGTCCTCGATCTACTTTGGTAGCATCTTCTTCCATAAGACCCTGATCCTTTAACCTATTTTTAAGACCGTTTGGACCTTCTACTAGTACCTCTTGCTCTTTAGTCTGGGTACCATCTTCATTATAATATCTTTCGTCTTTTTTGATATCATACTGTATGTCTCCTTTTTCATTAAGAGAATAAGCATCCCAACTACCCTCATGAATCATCCATCCTGCCATACCTACTAATCTAGCTTCTGCATCAGAAGCCCAGTTAGTGATATGAGCCCACTGATCATTAAGAATATTCCCTTTGTTAGCTACATTAAGCCATGGACTATCTATAAGGTCTCTTTCTGTACGATTTACTAACTGGAACATAGCACCGAGTCTTCTAGCTTTTTTGAAGTTAGTAGCTACTTCATATCTTGCTTTATTAACATCTCCTGTAGTAGGCAGATAGATTTTTTGTGATTCATCTAATCCTATATTTGCAATAGAGGCAGCTAAAGCATTTATCTGTTCACTCATTTCATTCCATATACCTGACTTAGCACCTATAGTCCACTTGTATCCTAGAGAGATCATACTGAATGCACTAAGAGTAGCTCTAGCAAATGTTTTAACATCTACTGTTACCCCACCGGGAAGAGTGATCTTAACAGAAGTATCTTCATTCTTTTTCATAGCTAACCTATTGCTAAACATTTCAGCAAATCTTCTGTTGTTTACCATGAAGTCTTTAGAGTTCTTAGTAGATTCAAAGTATCCATAGACAGCATCTACATCATTAAAAGCAGGCATATATCTATTTTCATATTCTTCTGTGCGGATCCCTTCCAATGTGTAATAGTTAATTATCTTCTCTAGGTTCGTACTTGCTAGCATATTTTTAGATAAGTCTGCTACCGTTAAGCCATTCTTAGTATATAATAGTCCTGCTTGTTCATAAAGCTTATCCTTACTATTCATCTGTGAAGCAAAAACATTACTGATAGTATTCATACCGCTAGTGAAAGCCATACGACTTTTATCATTTAAGTTGTCATCGATAAACTCATCATAGTTAACAAACCTTTGACCCATCCTATCCCAGGCAGCTTTGAAGTTCCCTGATAACAATGTTTCATTTAGTCCTTTAGAGATAATAACCATAGTTCCCTTTTCTACAGATTCATCAAACTCTTTAGCAACCTCTGCCTTACTGATCTTTGAATTACCGAAAACATCTTTACCTTTTATATCACTTGTTCTACTATGATACCAGTTATCGATAGTCCTCTGACGGAATGTCTTCCATACTACCTCCATCAGTGCTTTGTCATCTTCATTATGCTTAGGATTATTAAAGTCTAATATAGGAAGCATTATAGGTACAGTCTCCCCTTTCTTATAGGTTTTAAGACCTACCTTCTGGTCTTTCTCAAGGGTAAGGGTAGTGTGCTTAAATAAATGCTTATAATAAACACTACCTTCATCTTTAATTAGTGTTTCAGCAGCTACCTGTGGATGTAAAGCAATATAATTTTTGGCTACTTTCTGTGCTTTATCATATATCTGATTATGTATCTTCATGTAACGATCTACGACTATAGAATTAACAAGTCTACCTTTAGATACTAGCATCTGTAAAAGATCATCTCTTACATTGTGGATAGGTACAAGATTCTTTTCGAACTTATTCATATCCTTGATAGAGTTTTTAAAGAAAACAGCTCCATAGCTTTCAAGTTCTAAGATACTCATAGAGACAAGAAGATCTTCATGATCTTTTTCTTTTTTATCTCTATTCCTGCCCCGTAAATCTTTCTGCAGTGCTCTTAATGCTTTTACCTGATCATGAACAGTAGTATTCCTATCCATAAATAGCGTTGAGAGGCTTTCTGCTCTATTGACATATCCATATCCATACTTGCGATATCCTTCATCATCCATAACTTTCTTTAGATACATCTGGAACCTTCTTACGAAAGACTGTTCGTATTTTGTACTATCAGAGATTTTCTTGTCTGTGAATATATCTTTAACATCATCATTAACTAGGTTATTTAACCATTCATCTTGCTGAGACAGTACATTCATATTGCTAAACATATCCTGGATGTCTAACATCATATAAGACTTAACATTGCTAGGTTGTATTTCTAGCACTCCCATGCCTCTGAACTTAACCTTACCACCACTAGCCTTCATCATGTTCATTATAGACATAGAGAGGATAGCTCTTCTGATATCGTATGCTGAGTTACTCCAAGTACCACCAGCTTCTATAAACTTATTATCTGTCATCATAGTACCTAACAGTCTATTCCTATTTGCCGGTGCAAAAGGAACTTTGTCTTGTAAGGAGAAGGTAGTAACATCAAGGATAGAGAGATCTACAGTACCATCGTCTTCGATACCGTGAATGGTAATCAGTGGATCAAAGCCTTCAAAGGCGCTATTGTATAATGCCCTGACAGCCTTAATATCGCTGTTTTTAAGGTCACTATACTTCATTACAGTTTCAATCTTATCACCCAGGCCAAGATAGAAAGCCATATCTGTTACAGCTTTCTCGCTATATACATTACCAAAGGCCTTTTTAGCTGCATCATAGATAGTTTCCTTCTGGTCTATCACTAGGTTAATAAAGTTCTGTACATTGTTCTTATAGGATACCTCGAAAGAGTTAATATGAGGAACAATATCTTTTTCTATAGCAGCCTCTAGCTGTTCATCAGTCATCGTATTAGGATAGGCAAAAGTCTTATCTAAGCTATGGAAGACATAGTTACCTGCATCATCGGTATAGCTCTTCATCTTATGAAGTGTCGTTCTTACAAATTCTTCTGTGTTAAGCTCACCCATAGTATGTCCATACTCTGAATAAGGATTCACTATAGCTGCAAAGTCCTTAGTGGTATTTACTCCTTCTTGTAGGTAGAACTTATTACCTTCTTCTAGGGACCTGTAAGCGTCATCTAGCTGCCATATGTCATAGTTTACTGGATCAGTACCGTACGTTTGCCTACCAGTCTCGAGGAGGAAGTCTGAGACCTTACCTTCAGTGAATATCTTATCTAGCTTCTTCCTAAAAGGAAAGAATAGATCATGAAGTGAATTGTTAACAAGTGTGTTGATAGAGGTTGCTATATTCAGTAAAGCATCTAAAGAGGTATTATCAGTAAAAAAGTCTCTGATACTCTCTTTAAGCATCACCTTCATAGCTGTATTCCTGTTGATTATCTGTGAAAGGATGGCCAGTACCTCATGAGTTACATCACCATCGGTAGTAGGTCTATTGTGTTCTTTAAGCTTTCTTACTACATGGTCACGGATAGGTTCTATCAGCTTATCTCCATTGTTAGCAGAGTCTATGATAGTGTTCTTAATAGTATTCCAGGTAGCAGGATCATTCATTATCATTATCCCATTCCTGAAATGCTGAAACTCATGGACAGGCATAGTAAAAGAGAACTTCTCTACATTCATATGTATACCATCACCGTCAAACATTCCAGAGGCTCCTTTTAAAGACTCAGTAGTACCTTCTGTAATAGGTACTCCTGTTACTTTTTCCTTTAAAGCATCCATCCACCGTTGTGCTGCCTTAGTTGACAGTCTACCTAGACTATGCTTTTTAAAGTCTATCATAGTATAGCGAGTCATAGACCCTTCTTTGCCTACATACTTGCTTAAAGCACTCATAGACTTGTTGACAAACTTCTGTGCTTCTTCGGATCCTTCTATCTCTCTTACTAGTTCACCTTCTACAGTAGCTATAAACTCACTGTCTCCTTTCTTAATTTTATACTGTGCTTTTTGATTCTTCTCTTCCTGCTGTTTAGCTATCTTAATCTGATAGTTTTCCTTAGCTTGCTCGATCTGTTCTTCTGAGAGATCAGCTTTCACCCAAACAACGTTCGTTGGCTGTATTCTGAGGGCTCTGATCAACGTTCCCTCCTCAGTGGTATATAACCCTTCCAGACGGTCTACGTTCATATTAGCGTAGCTGTGTCCTCTGACATATGATAATGGTACCTGCTGGTTGTCTAATAGAAGATCTAGCTTCTCAGGACTCATCTTTACTATCTCCATAGTAGAAGTCATATCCTTGACAGTATCAAAGCCACCTCTCTCACCGATTAGATATTCATAGTCGTACTTCTCAAAAGCATTACCGAAGAGATCCTGATCATTTTTTATCCTGGCAGTGAAGTTAGCAGTAAACCTCTTAAAGTCTTTACGCTTCATAATAGTCTCAGGGAAGATACCTAGGTCTCTAGCCTTACGGGTGAGGAAACTGCTCATACCCTCTTTATGCTGTACCCACTTGGTAAACCTCTCTACAAGGTCGGTAAGCCTATTCATATTCTTAGGCATCCACTCCATCTCTGCCTTAGTCATCTCAAGACTCATAGCTAAGCCATCTTCACCATAGTAGTGTTCTGTACCCATGATTTCATTGATACTTCCTTTACGGTAGTTAAAGCCTGTATTGATAAGCTGGTTGACCCTGTATAGCTCTTTTAGGTATTTAGGTAACCTGTCGAATTCTATAGCTAGATCTGATAGCTGCTGCTCGCTGAGGTTAAAGGCATCTGCTAGCCTGATATATTCTTTCCCCTCTTGTCCTTGCAGAACAAGGTTAGCGATAAACTTATTATTCTTGATAGCATCATGAAACTCATTGGTATAGTCTATCCCTATAGCCTGTATAGCTCTGGAAGCATCACCGAAGTTCATAGTAGACATACTCCTGATAAGGTCATGAAACTGTGGGAACTGCCTTACAAAGAGTGTCCTTCCTTCTACATTATCTAGTGCTACCGTCTCGTAGTTAGACTCAGGAGAAAAATAGTTACCATCAATATCCTGAAGAGGTACTGCGATGTTAAACTTCCTTCCAGTAAATGATCTCTTAAAAAACTTATCCAGGAACAACTGCTGCATACCAGACTTAAAAGTATAAAACTGCTTTGCATAGTTAAAGACATTGTTAAGTTGTCCTTTCAAATAGTTAGGAGCAAAATAATCCCAGATCACTTTGTTGTCTTCCAGGAAAGTCTTAGAAGCCACCTCTCTCTGGTTGTTGATCTCATTATAATAATCTTTAAAGTGTGTGCGTCTTACAAATTCAGAGATGTTAATAGCCTTGGCTATTTCTAGCTCATAGTCCAATAATTTCTCTGCTTCATTGTTAGCTTCATCAAATTGTGAAGATATAAGCCTGGAATATTTATTATCCAGTTTCTTAAAGTTCTCTATATGACTCTCTGCATTCCACTCAGCACCTTGCATAAACTCCTCGTAAGTCATCCCTAGATACTTAGAAAGCTCGTTCTCTGCCTTATAGAGGTCAAAGTCCATTACTGGTACTCCATTGCGTAAAGCTACAAAGCGAGTCATCCTACGTAAAGCTTCTGCTGTGAAGACGTATTTTTTAAGCTCTGTAAGGACCTGATAGTTTTCTCTTCTCTCCTGCTCACTCTTTATAGCACGTATGTCTCTGGACAGCTCTTCTATAAGATTCATGTCCGGTGGAGTGTTCTCATCTACCTTTTCAGCTTCAGTAAGTTTTGTCTCTAAAGCTTCTCTCTTAGAAAGTAAAGATTTGTTGCTGTCAGTATTTTTACTTCTCTCGTTAAGGACCATCTCTTCAGCTACCAGTTCATATACCTGTTCTGCCTCAAAAACTTCTAAGCTGTTCTGGAAACTTCTTTGTGTATAGATCTTCTCTACTACAGGATGTTCGAAGAATGTAGCTATCTCCTGGTTGCTCTTACCGTCAGCAGTCATTACAGCTACCACGGGAACAGCTTCAGCAGTGATACCTAGCCTACCTAATACAAGCTCTTTGGCATTATCTAAGGCTACCTGCATCCAATTACCTAAATTGATAAATGGAGATGTGCTCCACTGCTCTTCGTCAAACAGTGAGAGGTTTCTTAACCCCGGAGCATTATTTCTGATAAAGGTCTTTCCTAGCTGTGCCAGGTAAGAGACTCCTGAGAGAGACATGGCCAAGATACCTATAGCCTTGTTACCTTCACTAGCAGTTTGACTACTATCAAGGTAAGAGGCAAAATCATTATCTCTTCCATACTTTCTTTTCTTTTTATCTACAAGTTCCTTTAAGCCTTTTACATCTGACTTAATAAATATCTTACTAGCATTAGCAGGGTCCTGGTATACATTGTCTATCTCATCAAGGATAGCGTTACGAGCACCACCCTCTCCTTCGATAGCTAACTTACCATCAGCAAACTCTCTCATATATACCGTTAACTGGTCAATATCCTGGTCAGCATTGTTACGGATGTTCATCTCTACAGGAACATAAGCTGTGTTACCATTGTCATTGATAAAAGCTGTGATCTCTAATATAGAAGCACTGCCTAACCTATCTGCAGGTACACGACCTGAATATACTTTTAGAGACTCTTTGAAGTTTCTAAAGTAAGACAGTGGATCTTCTGGACTGTTTCTAAATATAGGAGAACTCTCTTTGTTGATAACAGAGCCACCTTCAGCTAAAGTCTGTAAGAAGTCTATAAACTCATCATCGTTTAGGTTACGTACATTCCAGGATAACACTTCTCCATTAGCTTCTGCTTCTATAGTAAAGACATCGTTAAGAGTTTCATCATTCTTTATACCAAACTCTCTCATGTAAGGATAAGGCATTACCGTCTGTCCTCTCTGAATACCTTCATTGCCAGCAGTCATATCTTTTAAGTCTGCAGGAGTATATCCGAGATCTATAAGGTCTTCTACTGACTCTATAGTGCTATTGGTAAACCGTTCTATCTCTTGTAGAGTATAAGGAATCCCATTCTCATAATAAAGCTGATAACCATAGGAAGAAGACTGGTTTACACGTAAGCCTTTAAAAGAGGTACGTATAGCATTGTCGTTTACAAAACTCCTATAAGCCTGTTTTAACTTCTGTGCTACTTCAGGAGAATGTATAATGCCAGGGTTGTTGATAACATTGTTGATAAGGTCAGTGTATCCTGTGATAAGACCCATCTGACGTATAGCCTGTAAGCCTCTCTCTCTGAGGAAAGAAACAAACTTCTCTATATCCTGTTCGTTAAAGGCTGCTTCTGGTTTGTTAGCCTCTATACCCATCAAAGTATTTATCCTAGCCTTACTCATAGTATAAAGCTCTTCTTGTAATATCCTTATCCTCTTACCTCTGTTTAGGTTACTAGCACCTATGCCCATATAGGATAGATTCTGTGAAGGAGGAGCCTGTCTTTGTACCTTGTTAGTCTCTTGGTATGGATTTAACACTATACGCAGAGAAGAGTTGTCAAAATCTCTTGCTATGAGATCTTTCTCTTCAGAAGAGTAAGGATCATACATGTTCACATAGTTGACAGTCTGCTTCTCTATAGTCTCATCAGCAAATCCTCTTGGAGTACGAGCCTTTATCTCTTCAGAGAAGTTACTCTCTTCTACGATCCAGTCTCTTAGGTTCCTAAATGCTTTCTGTGCATCCCTGCTACCAGCATGACCTGTAGCTTCATAAAGTTCTTTGAATTTAGCATAGAGGTCTATATCATAGTTCTCAAAGTCTTTTCTCATAACCTTTGTGACATGATCTAATAGATCTTTTTGCATCTGACGTACAGGAAGTGTCTGTTCGTAGGTCTGAGAGCTGAAAAAATTCATAGACTCTTTTTCCTGGTACTGATCACCATACTGAAAATCCATACGATTATCCAGAGTCTTGACTCTTGTCTTGTCAATAGGACCATACTGATAATCTATACCACTTTTCTCCATAAAAGATTCCCAGAGCATAAACCCATTCACACCACCGTCATCATTTTCTATCCATTCACCGGTCGTTGCATCTTCTTTGTACATGGTACTAACCATTATCTCCTTACCCATAGCAGGGAGACCATATTTAGTATTTACTACAAGCTTACTACCACCAGTTGCTTTAGATCCTGATCTCTTAACCTTATCAGCAGCATCTTTATGGTTCTGTACATTACCAAAGGCAAACTCTCCTACCGCATTGTTAACGATATGGTATGCATAGAAGTGAGCTTTGTAGACAGGATTCCATATTATATTCTCTGTAGTAGTTGTGACTGTGATAGGAGTCTCGGAAACACCATAGCGATTTGCTGAAATAGACATCTCTTCCATGTGCTCTTCCATCTTCTCTGTATAGAAGTAACCCATCTTACCTTCTATAAGGGTTTTTACGTCGTTTTGTTGACGATATCCTATTTGTGATAGCTTACCTGCATATTCCCTATATAGTGGAAAGAACAGCTTATCTCTTTCAGTCTTGTTTAGTAAGGCAAACCTTTCTCCATTGTTAGAGAACTTCTGATAGTTGTCATGGTTATAGATAGCTTCATATCCAGGTACCTTAAACAGTATAGAATTACCGAGTGTAACAGTATTACCATCTAAGAAGTAATCTTTGTTCTTACGTAGTCCAGAACGCATTAGGTCTATAGCCTGCTCATCGGTGAGAGTCTTAGAGAAAGATTCTAGGCTTTTAGGATTAAAGTTCTTTAAGTCTTTAACAGACCATAGCTCTCTAGGAAATACTTTGGTAAGGTTGTTAGCAGGTATCTCTCTGGCAAATTTACCCTGGGACATCTGCATCTCTCTGTTAGCTCTCTCAAATTCTATAGCGATACCATGGCTTATCATCTTCTCATCTACATTAGCTGAGGTGATATTACCATTAGAGTCTCTATCTATGTTTATCAGTCTTCTTCCCTTTCCAAAGGAGAAGTCAGTATTAGTAATATATGTTAGCTCTTTATCAGCTATATTAGTCATAGTAAGAAAGATATCCTGAAGCTTATCAGTAGACTTACGTATACCTTCTATGAAATTAGCAAGGTTTATAGTAGCTAGATCTTTAGAACCAGGCTTTACAATACCTCTATTACCTACACGCAGTCCATTACCTATAGTGAGGCTTCGTATACGGATACCTTTAGGATCAGCTATCCAGTTAGTCCATTTGCCTTTAGTATTCTTCCAGATAGAGTTATCTAGTATTTCTTTAGGCATATTATTGATCTTATCAGTAAGCCACGCAGAACCATCCCCGAACATATCAAAGACCCAGGACTTCATCTTAAATCCCCAGGCTTTAGTACCATCAGGTCTATTGGAGAAGAGATCGGAGTCTATACCCTTATTATATACTTCCAGTGCTGCTATCACACCAAAGGCATTATAATAGTCTACAGGCTTATAAATCTTAACATCACTCTTAATAGTCTCTACGTTGTTACCTGCAAAGACTTTCTCAAAACCATCTATAGTGCTATCGGTGATGTTCATCTTCTTACGAAAGGAACTCATCTCTTGGTTGAAAGGTACAGATAGTTCTTTTATCTGCTTAGCTTCTTGCTTTTTTGCTTCCTCTTCATTAATAGCTTTATTGTCTAGCTTACGCAATATACCCTTGTTGATAGTCTCTATCTTGTCGAGCATGGTAAGGTTAGAAGACGCAGACCAGAACATATTCATAAAGGTCTCTGCCAGGAAGGTATTAGTGTTCTCTAAGTTATACTCAGGAGTACGTTTGTTCAGCTCTACCCTAGCACCTTCATGGTGCATGTTGTTATACATATTGTAGATAGTCTGGTCAGTGACGTTCTTGAGTCCTATAAAGTTCTTGATGTATGTGAGTATCTTATCTCTACTGTCGTTGTCATGGAAAGCCTCAGTGAAAGAGATCTTACCGTCAGTATAAGAGATGACTTTTATCTTCTGCTTGTTCTTTACATAGGAGATACCACTAGAAGTAACTTCAAACTCTGCATTCTTACCACTGCCTAGTCTATCTTTTACATGCTCTCTGAAGCTCCGGGTGTCTTTGTCATATAGTGTCTGAGAGATGCCATCGATAATCTCTTTCTTCTTGTTATCAAAAGTATTCTCAAAGGAGTTAACAATATTATATACCGTCTCGTCTCCTGACTTCTTAGACTCTATAAAAGAAGACTTAGGCCTCATAAAAGAAATATTATAGGATATCAGTGAGTTGATAAAGTCTGAGAGGTCACTCTGGATATCTAGCTTTAGCTGAGACACATTGCTTCTACCGTCACTCTTGATAAGCTCATCGATACTATTTATCCTATTGCTTAATGAAGGTTTACCTGTGAAAGCTTCAAAGAACCTATGATAGAAACTAAGGATGTTACTACCCTTATAGGTGTCAAGTCCTGCCTCAGTAGCTAAGTTATAGAGTTCCTGAGTAAAGGCCTCTACTGGATTCAGTGAAGGATCTTTTAGTAGCCTGTTAGCTACACGCATCCCTGCATCTTTCAGAGACTTCTCAAGGTCCTTACTGTTCACAAAGGCATATGCATCTTTAGTATCCCACTCGTTGCGTACCAATCTCCCATTGCTAGAATAATAGTACTGATGAAACCTAGTAGCATTTATCTGCATCTTCATAAAGTCACTCTTAGTCTGGTCAGGATTTGCATCATCCCCGGCTCTGTTATACTGAGTAGACTGCTTATTCCATTTGTAGAAGCGACCTGTCTCTGGGTTATACCCTGGCATAAGCCTTACTATAAAAGAAGTGAATATTTCTTGGTTAGCTAACCTAAGCCACCCTAGATTTCTTCTCTCTACTATAGAGAGTTTCTTTGCATCGTCATCAGTGATCTGGCTGTAAGGGATACCTACAGAGGTAAGCTCATCAGCAAACTCATTACCATACTCTTCATACTCTTTCTGTACATCTTTGATAGCTTCTGTCATAGGTACTACCTTGTCAACAGATAAATCAGAAGAGAAGAAAGTATATTGTATTACTGCATCAGCTACAGCATTGAGATACTTGTTAATGTCATTACCAAATACCTTATATTGATTATTGAAGATCTCTATATAGTCAGTGTTAGGAGTATCATCTTTAGCGAATCCATCTTCTGCCTTATGGTTAAAGTTATCAGCCTGGTATTCGTCAAGCTCACTCTCTCCTTCCATTCTTACAATGTCTCTACCACCATCATGTACTGGTTGTACATTTCTATAGTAACCGTGATCCATCTTATAAAATAGCTCATCGAGAGTATTTACCCTCTTAGTATATCCATTAAAGAGCTTGTTTACAAAGTCTACAAATCTACTCCATAGTCCTTGCTTAGGCTTTACAGAGTCTAAGTTTAGTCCTGAATAGCCATAGTCTCTTGCCATCCACTCTGTAAGATAGTCTTCAGTAGCATTAGGAAGGCCTAACAGTTCCTTTGTGGCATTATAGAGCCTCTGACGAGAGTTCTCATCAATTAGGTAGTCGAATACCAGATGAAAGAATTCGTGCTTAGGAGTAGTGTATTTAATACCTTTTTTATACAAGGCTAGTTTTATCCTACCATTATACATTAACCCGTGGATGTCCATACCGTCAAACTGAAGGTTAGGAGTAATATCATTCTTTACCTGTTCCCAAATAGAAGGGTGAGCTATCTTTTCGAATAGTTCTCTTACCGCAGCTACAGTTACAGTACGTGGCTCTATGTTATCAGTCTTTATTTCAAACCTAGGTCTCTTAGCACCTTTCTTACTTGCAGGTCCATCTGAACTTTTAGGAGTCTTATTAGTAATTTCTTCGTTAACGTCAACAAGTCCATCAGTAGATATATTTACATATGGAAAGTGTATAGCCTCTGCACTGGTAACGATATTCTCCATCTCACTAGGTGATAACTCTCTGGTACTTGTGCTTAGGTCTATAGTATACGGCTGGTATAGTTTGTCTATCTGTAGTCTTAGGTTCGCTGCCTCACCGGTAACGTCATCTTTATATAGCTCTGTCACCTGGTCCAGGAATGCATCTAGTACGTCAAGCTTTATCTGTGCATCGGTACGTACATTGTCTGAATCTAAAAGGAAGATATCTCTGTTTACCCTTACATTGACTCTACCACCTACCTTTTCAAAGTAGGTACCAAAGAAGTCGTTAAGAGCTTTGTTATTAGTAATGATGCTTAGGTTTTGTGCGAAGACATTCTTCCAGAACATCCTGTTAAGTTCACTACCAAAGAAGCTATCCTGTTCAGAGGCACGGATATCTTTTAGGCTCTGCTTGTCCTCTTTGATCTTCTCATGCATCCTCTTAGAATTCATCTTCCCAAGGTTGTTAGTCTTAAAGATCACATAGGCCTCGTTAGCAGTACTGTTTACATCACCTTCAGAGAACTTATACTTTAAGAGTAGTCCTACCCTACCACTACCATAGAATGTCTGTACTATCTTATCAGAGAAAGTAACCATTTGTCCGGAAAGTGTATTCTCTATATGAGCCATAAACTCAGCAAAAGTTCTAAGAGGACCTTTGTTATAGATTACATTACCCTCGTTGATATCATTTTCTAGTATGATCTCTCCAAAGCTGTACTCATCGGTATTAGAGTCATATCCTTTCTTTCTCAGAGAAGCCTTATAGTAGTTAACCTCTTTGTTAGCTGTATGGTGTTCTGGGCTTAGCTCCATGCCTGTATAGCTACTGTCAAAGCCTTCAGATATCTGTCGCTTTATATTCTCTAAGGGCTGTGAGTAATCTCTTATCTGCTGCTTAGCGTATCCTGCATCAGTCTCCCCCAGAGAAGCTATATATTGATTTCTTTGTAAGATCTCTCTTTCATTACTTGTAAGAGACTCTTCGTTGATAGCACTAACCTTAATAGCTAGCACGTTGTCAAAGTTCTTCCAGGTACCAGTATTTCTATCTTCCATCAATGCTGACTTTAGATATACTAGCTCAGAAGTTACCTTTCTCTTATAGACCATGTTTAAGATAGACACTCTATCCTTACGTAGCTGATCCATATTTACATCAGCTGACGAAGTGTTAAAGACACTATAGATAGTACCCCAAAGCTTGTTACCGTTAAGCCACGCCTTAGCTTGTCCTGTGAAGAACGTCTTACCACTCTCTATGTCATCAAGGTCAGTAGTCTCTTTAGGGCCACTGCGAAGGGTATACTCTTTCTCAAAAGTGTTAAGATCTATCTGCTTGCCACCGAGGTATATTTCATACTCTACCACACCATCAGTAGTTTTCTCTATAATAGAATCTATGATATAGAAGTTTCCTGTAGAGACTTCATCAGCTACAGCACCTTTAACGATGCTTGGCTTTCCTGGGTACTCAGTAAGATACTTGTTAGTAGTATATCCGGGAGTAGGTGCAGGAGTCTTGACTATAGGATCCAATATTCCTAGAGCTACCTGTGACTCTTTACCAAAAGGTTCTGCTAAAGTCTTGGTAAGCTCATTATAAGCTTTATATTTCTGTCCTGTAGCAAAAGAGTCTGCTGTCAGGTCTTTCTGGTTCGTTACACTCTGGGTAATCTTAAAGAAGGCACCAGAATCATCTCCTTTGTTGATAGTATAGATACCGTTCTTACGGAACTTGTGAAGGATAGGAGTAGCTATCTTAGTCTTTACCTCTTTAGGTTTCTCCTGTGGCTTGATAGCTGACTCTATACCTATGTTCTTTAGATACTCATTCATATCATTATAGATATCAGAAGTATCAAGTACCTCTTGCTGACCATCTATCCACCATGAAGGCCTCTGTGTAAGATTTAACCCTTCTGAGCCTACCAGACCCATAAAGCGAGAAGCTCTCCCTACAGCTGTATAAGCACTGTTAGAAGCTACAAATTCTTTTAACTCTTTACCATTGTATTTATATCCCCAGCTATTGAGGTTTACTGCCATGTATACTTCATCTTTACGAAGACCTTGGATGCTTGGAATCTTCCTAGGCATCACATTGGTTGCAGGATCAGACATCAACACATATACCTGTCCCTGGAATTCTGTCTTTAGGTTACCATGCTTGTCAAAGAGCTTTTCAACTATCTTCCTAGTTTCCTCTTTGGTGTTAGGATCTTTTAGGAGTGCATCTATCTGTTCTGAGTTTAAGAAGACAAGAGCACTGCTTACACTCTCTGGCCTGGACAGTGCATCACTGATAACACTATCTACAGTATTATAATATTTTCCTCCCTCTCTTCTAGTTATCCCTACTGCTTCATATTCGTTGACATACACTTCAGGATAACCCATAGAGTTATTGTCTAGTCTGTTCCTAAACGCTTCTGCTAGTCTTTCGATAACAGGATTGCGAGTGGTGAACTTAAACATCACCGGGAACGTACGAGCACCCGTCTTCTGTGCATAGGAGATATTGTTCTTAGCATCAGGAGGCATCATCTGTGAAGCATCACCGAGCCATATGATCTGAAAGCTAGGATCGGTAGTATCTTCATTATAGTTCTTATTGATAACTTGTAGGTTGTCTTTACTAAGCAGAGAAGCCTCATCGACTATCATACCTTCATACTGATTAGGGTTTTGTACCTTACCACCTATGAAGTCTGCCATAGAGATATTATCAAATACCTGATCAATACCTTCTAAAGAACTGCTTAGCGTATTTAGTACCTCCTGGGTATGGTGTACCAATAAATATTTTCTTTTAGGATCTTTTTTAAGCTGGTCTCTGATAGCTATAGCTTCAGGAATCATATGCTGACTCTTACCACCTCCAAAGTCTCCTCTCATAAAGATAGAGTTAGCCATAAAGATATCTTCTTTCTCTGACACCTTCTTTATATGTTCACTGTTGTTAAATTCTACCTCCCTGACGATCTTGAGCACATCAGCATTATGTCCTAGCAGTTGGTTTACCACCATATTCACACCCATCATCTGTTCGAAGGTAGAGATATTCTGAGCCGTTACATTGACTTTAGACCTTGCACCCTGAAGAGTATTGATGCTCTCTCCATTAAGAGCCATGAGGAAGTTTACCAGGTAGGTATATCCTTCATGAGTCTTATATACATCATTGACACTATTTACCTTTAACAGATTATAGTAATAGTTAAGAGTCTCTCCTACCTTAGTATAGTCAGGAGCATTGAAGTAAGCTGAGTTGTATCTGAACTTCTTAGCAGCAAGTAGCCTGTTTATAAAGTCATAGTTCACTAGCTGGTCACTGGCACCCTGCATCTTTACAAAAATGTCATGTAGCACCTTCTCACTGTTTAACAAGTCTGCCATCTCCTCTACACCCGGAGGAGTGTTTTTATCCTTTTGTTCCTGGGTAAGGTCTTTAACATCTTCTAACAGTTTCTTAATATCAGGAACGAGCTCTTCCATCATGGTAGGATCCATCTCATAGAAGAGAGTCACTACCTGCTTCTGAGCATTGATATGTCCTTGACGTAGCTTGATCTGGAAAAACTTACTAGCTTCTTTAGCTAGCTGTACACTGTTACCCATAGTATCGAGATCTATCAACATCTCACTTACTTGCTCTCTGCTATTCCTTAGCTCTGACTCACTGACATAATATTTATATGCAGGTAGCTCTTTATTCTTTGAAGGTTCTAGCTTAGGATGATCTGATCCTTTAGAGAAGAAGAACATTCCTTTATCAGCAGTCTTCAGAGCATCTCTAACAGCATTGATAGACTTAATCAAAGAGGCTGCAGTAGACGGGTTAAGGTCAGTACTTGTCTGCTCCCTGAAGTTATCCACCCTAGCCCTCATCTCTTCGAGAAACATCATAGGTACATTGTCATCATTGCTTAGCTGTCTTATCTTCTCTGTATTCTCATCTACAAAAGCATTCTCTGATAGCTGTGTAATAGCATCTATAGTTTCCCTGGTAGTATTAAGCTGATCTTTTACATCTTCATTGGTAGGATCAGTAGCATATTCATCGTTAAGTTCTTTCTCAAGTTGTTCTAGCTGCTTCTGATATTTAGCACTTTCTCTTATTGCCTGGATCTGCTCTTCATTACCCTGTGCAGGGATACCAAAAGTAATTTCTTTAGAGAGAGCTATTATTGCCTTGCAGACACCCTCAAACCCCTTCATAAGGTCTTTCTTTGACTTTAGCTTAGAAGCTTCACCTACGGTAGTAAATAGGTCTTTGTGGGTAACTACAGTCTCATTGTTACTCTTTACAATCTTCTCTTGCTTTTCTATTTCCTGAGTCTGGTATTCTGTGAGCTTCTGTGAGAACTCTGTAGCTTTCTCATAGGTATCTAAATGATCCAGGATATTCCTTTTGTATTTAGTCTGGTACTTCTCTGACTTCCGAAACTTATCGGTAAGCTCTGTACCTTCATTCTTAAAATGTTCATCAGAGACATTCTTAGCATAGAGTAAAGCACTATACTTCTCTCTGATAGCTTCATTATATTTCTTACTGTATTTTGTGTCTGCACCTTCAGGAACAGTATACTCTTGTATAGCTTGAGAGACAACACCTAGCTGCTCATCGATCTTAGCTATCTGTGCAGCATCTTCCTCGGTAGCCTCTTCCTTATTCTCTAATGCTAGCTTCTGCTCAGCAAGACCTTTATAGGATACGATAAGATCAGTAAGTTCTTTCTGCATGAGCTTACTCCTACCTATAGCCTCAAGTACTATTGGGTTGTCAATACCAAAATCTTTAACGATACCTTCAAACATATCCATAGACTGCATCATACCCTGATATGCAACATCATTCATAGAACCATCAACACTCTCAGGATTTTTTATTTCTCCTTCAGTAGAGATGTAATTTGGACCTAAAGACTCTTTGTTATATAGATCTTGAGTAGCCTTTCTTAGCTTATCCATCTCACCAGTTACACCATAATAACCCATAGTATAATCTGCCATAGGATTCTTGCCGGCACCCATAGTGAGTCCCATTGTAATACCACCCATAAATCCTGCTACAGTAGACTCTAGTACATTATCTCCTATCCTATTAGATAAGTTCTCTAAGTAACTCTTATTAGCATCTACAGGACCAAATAATCCTTTTCCTGGTAATAATCCATTCTCTCCATCATATCTTATCTGATCATGGAATGTCTGCATAGAGTTCTCTATCATCTGCTGAAAGAATTCTTCTGTTCCTTCTTCACCACCTGCTAAGATAGTTCTAGCAAATATAGTTTTCCCCTCAGAAATAGCTTTGATAAAGCCGTGCAACCATAATCTTTTTTGTGTCTTTGTACCTTCTTTAAGATTCTTTATACCAAATTTTTTCATTACCTTTTTAGCTGCAGTTAACCTTGCTGCCTTATCTACAAAATAACCTGATCCTCTAGCAATAACATTTCTGCCTATAAATCCTTCTGTAAATGTCTCAGAAGCTACCTGTATAGGATACATCCAAGCGATATCAGCTTCCTCTATCCCCATATCTCTAGCAGTCTGTACAAAGTGATGGCCACTCATTAATCCAAAGACTCCAAAAGATGTCCAGGTAGAAGCAAAAGATTTAAACCCATTAAAATTTCTTAATCCCTGTGCTAGTCCTTTTTGTATTACTAATTGGGCAATTACACTACCCATTACTGAAGAGAATCCTTCCCAACTATTAAACATTCCCTGATTAGCACGTAGAGATTTTCCAAACAGTGCTTTATTCTGAATAGTAGTTTCTCTTTTAGATCTATCAGCCCATTTATTTAATCCATAATAATCACCACCAAAAAATAGTTCATTTAGATAATTACTACCCATTTCATCAGCAGTCTCAAAAGTAGCAGCACCACTAGAAAACATATTATATGCTTGAAATATTCCATCTTTTATAGCATTCCTTTGAAAAGGAGCAGGCCCCATAGCACTAACAATAGAACTTCGAGTGACTCTAGGATCTTCTACTGGTACTTCTAACATAGTAGGTGTACCATCTGGGCCCGGAGCATATATTTTAATAAAATCATTCTTATCTGTAAGAAATAGAGGAATAGTTTTATCAGAATCATCAGGATCTTCTACATTAACATCTATATCACCATATGTACCTTTCTCTTGAAGAGCATTCATATATGCTACATAACCATCCTTTTGTTCCTGGGTCCTCATCTTAGGATCATAAACAACATCATCTTTAGTTCCAACAAAGAAATTATCAAGAGCAGCTAACCCTCTTAATACAGTATGTACTCTATCAGATACGGTAGGTTTCTTTTTTATTATCTTTTTGCCAAATCTGTCAATATAATATCCTTTAGCAAATACTTCTTCTTGAGGACTAAGTAGATTCTGTCCAAACTGATTAACACCTATAGTTGGAGAGATATAAGTTTGCTCTAAAGAATTTCTATCAATAGACTTAATTCCCATCTCTTGTTTTAAGAAGGTATCATTACCATAAGCAATCCATGGAGTAACAAAGTGATCAATCCCATCTTGATGATCTAAATAACCCGTAGAAGCCATATCGTAGATCTTATCAAAGTTCTTTGGATCTATCATAGGAGTATCTACAGTATACTTTTCTCTTGCCTTTTCTCTATCCCAGAGAGTCACTACTGCATCATTCTCCTTTAGTGATTGTCTTATTTGATCTGCTGACCATTGAAAGGCATACATTGGGAAATAATCAAGTGTTGCTTTTGGTGTTGCTTCTTCTTCTCCACCATCACCTATACTATTAACATTTTCAGTATCGTTATTCATTGCGTTATATTTGGATAATTAACAATCTACTCTGTTGGATTTTCTGAACTTGTTGACTCTACAAGTTCTTTTTGAGCATTAATCTGATTCATTTGCTTCTGGGCTATATCTTGTGCTAACTGAGATACATCTTGGAAATGGTTTCCAAAGGAACTTATCTCTCCTTCTGTTACAGGGATATCAATTATCCATGGTTTCCATTCTTGATCTTTTAACGTTATTGTCTTTGTTGCACCACTCCATTTCCCATAACCTATCTTTCCATCAGCATCAATAAAATTCATTCTCTCATCTACCTTCTCCCAGCTTTCTTTAGGAACGTTAAATACAAATCTGTGAGTTTTTACTTTCTCCCCATATCTGTTAGCATGTTTCATATAGTAATCTTCTAACTTATCCATATCTTCCTGAGTAATTGTATGACCTGTTTCAGTACTTACATTAGCTCTTTTACTATATACTCGTAGTTCATCTGATATCTGTAGATTAATTGCTCTTATCTTATCTTCTAGTTTGATATCATAATAAGTCTTCTCATGTCCAAAACCCATTTGTACATCAGGAACTCTTTGAGCTATTAGCATATCCCTCTCTTCAATTCTCCTACCAAGAGCAGGATCCATAAACACATAGTCATCATTAGTAGTTAACTTAACACCTATCTTCTCAGATTCTTTAGGTAACACTGTAGGAGAAGGATATTCTGTAACAACAGGTATCAAACCTCCTACCTGAATACCTAAGCCTTTAAAGTCATTTAAGTTAAGAGGATCACCATATGTCTGATATCCAAAATCACCAAAAGAATCATCTAATTTAATAGCATTAGAAGTACCTGCTACTTTATGAGCCTCTTGGTTAACATATGAATAATATTGATTAGTCTTCATAGACCATGTTCTATATCCTGGGATATCTTCTTTAGTATAGACATTGTCTTCTAATCCCTTAGATGAAATTGTTATAGCATCTTTCGAAGGAGTTACTAATTCCTGATCTATAAGAGTAGGTAAATCCCACTTACCCTTATCAACTGTTTTCTTTTTACCAAGAATCAGCTGATCATAACTCTCAACAAATCTATTCTGTAGATACTTTGCTTTTCTAGTATCTGCAAAATCCTTCTGGAAAGCAGCATAGTTAAACTCTTTCCCTTCAGAGATAGATCTGTATTCTTCCATAGCTGTCATGTAATCAAAGGCACGTTTTAACTTAGGATCTGCTTCTACTGTACTTATGAAATCATTATAAGCAGCTTGAACAACTTGCTTGTTTCCAGAGATCTTTGTGATAGAATGCTTATTGCCTACATTATACTGATCATTTTTGTTAGCATTCAAGACCTCGGTAGGTAATTTACCATTTTTATCATAGAATCCAGATTGAGTAAATTTATCCTCATACTTAATACCTTGAAAAGCATCATCATAAGCTGTAAACAATGCTTCCATATCAGGAGCACTATATCTTCTTAGCTCAGAACCCATAGGAATATCTCTCATTCTATCAAGATGTTCACTAACCTTCAAAGGTCTCACTATATCATTACCTTCTTTATCTTTAGCAGGTACATACTCAAAGCTACCATTATTAAAATAAGGATCATTTTCATTAAGCTTGCCATCACTGATCTGTTCTACTGACTTATCATATATTTCCTTGTTCTGTTGTTGCATAGGAATAAGAGCTTCTATCTGATCCTTAGTAGAAGTATATTCAAATAAAGCAGTTTTTAAATCCTGAAATAAATTACCTTTTGTCATAACTCCAATAGGATCATTAGAGTCCATAGCTTCTAGGGCCACTCTTCTTTGAACATCTTTATACTTCCTCTCTGCTGCTGATAAAGCATTCTTAGTCTCAAGACTCTGACGATATAACATCTTGTCTGTCTTAATAGTATCTTCTTTACTCTTACTACCACTTCCACCAGAACTTCTACCAGTAGATCCTATGGCAGCTAAGGGAGAAAGAATAGAAGAAGAGGGAAGTTTGTTTCCTTGGAATTGTGGGGATATAGAAAATAGTGCCATCTTGTACGTTTTAAGAAGCGTGAATCAATAATTATCTATGTTCTGATGTCTTACCCTATAGAGGGTATATCGTTGATCTGAGAGCCTATTTAACCTTACAGACTAAATTGCGTTGGTGTATGTGATATGCTATAGTTGCATTGTGCATAATAACCTCTCCTAGGATACTCTTCATACTTAGATATACCTTATCACCTGGCTCACATATCATAGGATCTTCTTTACCATCTCCCATAAGAAGAGGGATACCTTTAGCTACCACGATAGCCTGTGAAGGGTTCTCCTCTGTATGTAGTCTCCACTCTTTTAGATCACTAGGTCTCTCATCTAGTCCTGGACTCATTACCAGCGTACTCTTAGTAATCTTTGGCTTAACCCTAAGAACAACATAGGTACCTGGGATAGGCTCTATATCTTTGAATCTGTCTACCAGCTCTTGGATTGTAATCTGTACCTCTTGTTCACTTGACTTCCTGCTGAACTTGTCAATGAAAATAACTGTTTCTTTTAAATCTCTCATCTTAGTTTGTATTTGTTAATGTTTCACCTAATAAAAATTCTCTTGATTTCATATTTAAGGTAGCCTCTATAAGCCTCTTTACCTGAGCAACCTTCATAAAGACATAGTTACATGTAGCATCAGTAGTATAAACGATACATCCTTCAAAGACTCCATTATTATAAGGAGACCACTCTGCTATCTTTACAATCTTCGTGATGTCAATATGCACAAAGCTATTGTAGTCACCTATATGTGGATCCCTACCCTGAGAGGTAAGCTCTTCTATCTCTTCAAAGGTACTGTTGTTCATCTTTATAGGAAGTCTGATATACATAGTTGTAGGGTTTAAATTTCTTGCTTACCTTCTACTGCTAGTAACTTGTGACCTTTGCCTTTACATTTAGGACACTTGCACTTACACATGGCACCATAAAAGTAATAAATATTTTTACAATGAGTACACTGTATGCTTTTACGATTACCTGCCCTGATCACTTTCTTTCCCTTTCTATCTGTCTTTAACCTTCTCATTAGCTAAATAGATAAGACATAATTCCTGCCATCCTTTTACTTCTTGCTGCCTCCTTAATAACATCAGCTTGCAGTTGTTTCTGTGTTAGCTCTCCATAGATACTAGATCCTCTGGAAGATGCTGCATTCATAGCTGCGTCATTACTATAGATAGCCTGTTCCTTCCTAGTCTCGAACTTATCGAGCATATCTCTGTTAGCCCTGAAGATATCAAGGTTAAACATATTCTCTTTAAGGTCAAGCTCTGAGTTCATCCTGTTGTTCTCTATAGAAGACTTTATGTTTGCTCCTCCCACTCCCTGTTGTACCTTACTGATAGCATCAGCCCTGTTAGCAAACAGTCCTGGGATAAGATCTGGTTGTCCTAGCCTTCTTAACTGATTAGCACTTGATATAAAGCCTTTATCTATCTCATTGATATAAGTGGTAGGATCTTCAAAATAAGGTCTATTACGAGGTAGTTTGATAGGAGATACACCTATAGGAGCATTCTGATTCATATTCCTCTTACGTGCCATAAAAGCATTAAAGAACTGGACACCTGTATTGACTCCTTCTATTCCTGCAGCTATCTTAGAATTCTTTTTATACCTTGCATAAAGATCATCTTCTGGATTAACAGACTCTGGTAGAGTTGGTTTTGAATCCCTACCCTTCTTAATAACAGAACTGGTAGGAGCTTTTGTAGTTCCTGTAAAAGATGGATCAAAAGTAAATTCTCCTGCTGTCTTAATAGCAGCCTTTTTTCTATCTTCCTTTAATTTTATATCAGGACTAACCGGTTTACCAATCCGTCTTTCGTCAAACATATTATCTTCATATGCACCAAAAACTTCTCTTCCTTCTTTTTTATTTGCAAAAGGCTGTCCTGTATGTATATCATCTAATTTATCAAATAACATATAATTTGCGATAGAACCCTGAGAGAATTGTTTCTTTCTTTTTTTACCATCAGGAAAGAAAGTACCATCTTCAGCATTACTACTCATTGTAGGCATAGTAGCTATAATATCTTCTATAGGCATACCTGAGTTAAGCATAGACATCTGATCATCATTAAAGATAGCATCACCTTTGTTTAAGGCTACTTTGTACTCTCCACCTTCTGCTTCTATAGGTCTTCCTCCTACTGACATATTAATACCACCACCCTCATGTGAAGGTCCATAGATAGGACTTACGCCTGTGACGTATAATCCATTGTTTGCACGTCTTCTATTTTTTATCATAATATCGTTGTTTTTTTCAGGGAAGTATCCACCCATTCTTAATTGTGGTTTAGACCATCGTATCCCTTTATATTCAGCATCCTGCTCTATAGACCGTTGCTTTCTCCATTCTTGTTGATTAGGAGAGCTGTCACCTTCTAGCCTTGGAAGTATCATTGCCCAGCTTGCTGCTGTAGCTGCAGGACTGATAGCATTACCTAGAAGACCTCCTAGCCTATGCATCTGTGTACCACCTATAATCATCCTGTTATATATAGACTCATTACCAAACTCTCCTATCTTGTTATTGAGCTTCATAAGTTTATCAATAACTCCTTGTCGTATCATCTTTCCTGCTCCTCTTCTTGGATTAGGAACATAGGCACCATCTTTAGCAAACTTAGTAAACATTCCTCCTCTTGAAGGTAGGATGTATACTCCACTCCTAGCATTCATCCCATCATCCATAGTACCAGTATCAAAATCAAAAGTACCACTCTCATAAGGTTCTGGAATACTATTGTCAATATCAGCATCATCATAAGGTGTACTTAAATCAATATCACCTACACCTATACCTGCATCAGCACCTTCAGGTCTATATCCAGCATCCCAACTACTCTTACCTGGTGCTGATTCAGGACCATTACCTGTAGGCTTTATTTTATTCATCAGACTACCTGCAACAGAATTACCACCTGTCCATGCAGCAGTCATATCCAACATTCTCTGAGCATATTTGCCCATCCTCTCACCAGACTTATAGGTATTAGATTCTGATCCTGCAGAGGAACCTGAGAAGTTTCCTGCAGTACCGAAGTCCCCCCAACTATTTTTCTGGTTGTCAAATATCTCAGTCTGTCCTCTACTCATAAAATTTGCTGATACTAAGGAACCAATTCCTTTTGCTGCACCGCCTATTATTGAACCAACCATAATGTTAAGATTTAGAGATTATAAAATTACTTATTACTTTCTTTATATAGATAGCCTGTGCGTCAGTAGTTGGATTGTACACTATAGTAACCTTCATCCAATGTCCTCTCATATCACTGCCACAATCATAGTCTTTGTCTTTAGAACGAGTCTCCACCACTACCGGTATCCTCCACTCGTTTTCTGTATACTCAGAGTGCTTCCAGAAACTAGCAGTGTCATTGTCACTCGTAAGGAAGACATATGATCCAAACTGTGATTCTGTCTCATAGGCAATACTATATAGGTCTTCTTTGCTCATCTCTATCTTTAGAGCCTGGAATATCTTTTCAAAGTCATATAGTGATTTATCCCCTTGCCTACCGTTAACAATGAACGAAAGCTTCAAAGGGTACTTAGTGTCATAGAACTTGAGAAAGTTGTTAGAATCATGCTTAAACACTTCAGATGGGTTATTCTGCTCTAGTGTATAAAGATCATCTCTTATTCCAAGATAAGCATAAGGAGTGAAAGACGCTTCACCTACAAAGGCATTGATAAGCTCATTATAGATAAGAGTGTTGTTATAACCTGCTAACTGAGGAGGATTAGGGATACCATCACTATCAGTACTTGGAGTATCCTTTAAGCTATCAAATAAGAAGGTAAAGTATACCTCATCATATTTCTTATTATATCCTAAGACAATGCCAGTACCATTAACAGGATCATCAGTTAGCTTACTCTTGATATCATTAAAAGAAGTTATCTGTGTCTTGTAGTCATTAAACCATTTAGCTAGAAGCTTGTTCTCTAGCAGGTCATTAGCAGATAGCATCCTTCTACCTGTCTGTGTAGATTTAGCAGCTATGATCCATACCACACTGTTAAGCCAGTCTACACCATAGATACCTTTAGGAGTCTTTATAATACCACTCATATGTTGAGAGCCAAACTCTGCTAGCTTCTTAAAGTAGGTAGGCAATAGCTCTACTGAGTCTGCAAGGAGTATCTCTCCTGAAGTAGTATCTGACTGTGTAACTCTTTCTTTGATAGGATGCTGGTTGATAGCATACTCTTGTATAGAAATAACATCATCAGAGAACTCTAAGAGCTTAATGATAGCTCCATACTCACTGTTCACATCTATCTTGTTGGAGAGAGCTATGCTTCTAAAAGAGTCAATGATGCTACCAGGAATATTTTTCGAAGAGTGATATATCCTTCCCGGCCTCTGGTTGTCATCTACCTCTGGAAGGTTAGAGTCATAACCCAGAAAATATTTACTTGGTAAGACATTATTGTATCCATCATTCACCTGAGTAGCTTCTACCAAAGCTGCAGGGATATCTCTTAACACTATCCAGCTCTGTAAGTTTTCATAAAAGTCTAAACACTTAGGAAAATAAGTATATGTTATCTCATCATCACTAGGATCATAAGCTTTAACTTCATTACGCATATCTACATTTAAGAAATTCTCTGTAAATAGTCCTAAGCCCATACCATACTGATACCATATACCATTACCAGCTACAAACTCCCATCCATCACCACCCATGCCACTAATAGGATTTGTATTAGAAGCTGCATAGTCATAACCATTAAATCTATGTGATCTTATATATAATTTTGTAGGGAAGCAATCTCCTTTAAATATATTTATCGAAGTGTCATTGGTGATAGGTATAAAGTTACTTACAGGTTGGTAGATTTCTACAGTTGGATCAAAAGAGCTAACAACATCTAAAAAATAAGTATCATCAGGATTGTTAGCATAAAGGTTAACGACAAAGCCTGTAGATGGTAGAATAAGAGTCTGCTTTTCTACATTATCAAAATCTATAGCAGTAGTTATTCCTATATAAGATCCTGTAGCTAAACTTCTATTATAATAATAAGATGCCCCTGGTGAGGCTGCATATGTACTCCTCCCAGGAAGAGAAGAGGTAAAACGAGAAGGACCTTGCTCGGTACCTTTTTCTACAAAAACAGTATCTACATCCCATATTTCTTTATCAAAATGAATAGGATTAGTACTTAGTCTCTTTGGATCAAGACCCTCACCACAATTAACTTCCACTCCTATAGTAGCAGGCTGTATTTGTAAATTACCAAGGACATACTCATTAATCCTTGGATTAAATGCTAATTTCAAATATGTATTAGTAGGAATACTCTTTATCTTTCCCATAGTCACATCTGGACAGAATAGCCCATATTTTTTAGGAGTCTTTATCGTTTTAAAATCACTTATTTTAGAAAGACTCTCTGTTCTTGATGCATAATATTTATAATTTGTACCATCAGGTGTAACGGCACAGGGTAGATATCCCTTATATAATGGAATATTAAGATTCTGATCAGCATTATATGTCTTGTTCATACCAAATCCAGTAGCAGGATAAACAATGCCTCCAGGACTGTCAGCTTGTAATCCTTGATAGCATGGTAACAACATTCCCTGACAGATAAGATTCTTTATCCTCTCACCTCTTACTATCCTAAAGCCTGTAACTCCTTCGAAATCCTTTTCATTAAGATTATAGTATCCATTAGCAGAAGTAACGTCAAAGCGCACTCCTATAGATCTATTGATAGTATCTGACAATAACCAGTCTCTTATCTGTACTAGTCCTACATCATTAGCTAAACCATTTACTCTTCCTAATACAGGATATGCTTCTGACTCGGTACCATCAGCAAATTGGTATATTATAGCATAGGGATATATTTCACCTTTGGCCAGACCTACGAAATCTATTGTATTCTTAGGATTCTTAAAAGCACTTACCTGTGAATAGCCTTGTTGATGACCCCAGAAGCTATCACCTCCTATATATGGACCAGAATCTACGAAATAATATGTGAGTTCCTGAGCATATTGTGCTAGCTTTTCTTTATCGTAACCATAGGAAGTCTTCTTCCAGTTACCACCATAATAGGTATTGTTTGCCTCCGTATGAGACTTGTTGATGTTATAAGGTATCCTAGGTGTGATAAGCTCAGCATAAGCGAGTACACTCTGTGCTTCTGTACCAAGGATAGTAATGTTTTTAGATTCTCCTGTAATAGGGAAAGACTTGTTGATAAGATACACGTCTCTTATAGCTGCAGCATTTTCTGTAGTAGCAGTATAGTGAAGTACTCCTATCTGGAAGTAAGCATAGGACTGATCCAGGTTTCTTACAGTAAAAGATATCTTCTTGTTAGTCTTGTTGACTACGTTGTTAAGCCAGTCTTTATATTGTGCTCCTGTAATGTCTGGTGCCTCAGTACCGTCAAAGACACTTATAACTCCATACTCTGAGACAAAGTGAGTACTGTTATAGTCTGCAGTAAGATACCTATAAAATAGAAAGTAATTACCAGGAGGCATCTCTCCACCATTGATGACAGAGAGACTATCACAATAGGGAATCTTTTTAGTAGAAGCGATAAGGTTTAAAGCACCGTCAAAGCTCTCTTCCGTATAATACCTTCCTACAGATTCACCAGTCTGCTTGAAGTTACTATTTACCACCCTGATAGGATTGTGGAAGTCTGTAATATAGACATTAGCAGTATTGTCATAAGAGATACGTACAAAGACATCTGCATAATGCTGAGTAGACATATTAAAAAGAGTAGACCTCAGCGAACCTACCTTCACATCATTACCAAAGTTATGAAAAGCCTTATATTCTCTTACAAAAGAAGTATTGGTAGCTAACCATTGTTCAGGAGAAGGATAAGAACCTATCTCCCCATGTCCCGTATCATCATTACAAGAGACGATGTAGATTATACCATTATACTCAGAAGCACCGATCACCATAAAGCCATCACTGACCTGGAAGTGCTTCTCATTACCTTTCATACCTGTGACAACTAAGCCCTGTCCTTCCTTGTTGATAACACGGATATTCAGTGTAGGGAAATCCCATGAATCAGGAGACCTTAGCATATAGTCAAGGTCAGTAGTTATACCTTTAGTAAATACGTTTTTATGATCCATCTCTCATCATTTTCTGTTGGATAGGCAAGTTGTGAATCTTCACTATCATATTGTATCTTATAATATTCAAATCATCAACCTCCTTACGAGTCTTGTGTCTGAAGTTGTTCTTAGCAGCAGAGATCTGTCCAGGTAACATCATAAGCCATCTCTCATACATGCTCTCCTTGAACTTACCCATGCCTACAGCTTCTTCCAGTATCTTAATCTTACAGTATGTCTCACAAGCTTCTTGGTGCCAGGTGACTATCTGAGGAATACCGTCATTGTCTACATGGATACCTTTGTAGTTAAGGTATATGATATCTCCATCGTCAGGAGCATTACCATACTTGTCTTGTAAGTTATAAAGGTAAGAGCCATTGTTAGCTGCAGTAAGAGGATTTTCATTAGCTTCATAGATATCCAGGATACGAAATACATTGCATGGAACTTTCACCAGGCCATTGATCTTCTCTATGCCTATACCCTGAAAGGGCTGCATAAGAGTAATATCTTTTATATGGTCTACTTCCAGGGTAGCACATAACCCTATAACAACATCCTCATCAAATTCTATGCTTTTATAGAGTTCACTTAGCGTACTCCATACCACAGAAGGACTCATAAATATTGTGTTATTTGCCATAGCGTACATTCATTTTAATTTGTATATCATCAATGTTCTCGTAGTAGTGACCACCTTTTATCTCTTTGTCAAGTCTTTTCTTCCACTTTATGTTAAACATAACTTTTTGCCATTGCTGTAAATAATATATGCTTATCCCTTTATGGTAAAAGTGAAGCGATGTCCTCTTCTTGAATCCCTTGAGCTTTGTACTCCTAGTCATGCTATCCTCTGCCACTACAATATATCCTATCCCGTTAGGAAGATGAAAGATAGCATTGTTATAAACTAAGTCATAGCATATCTTATCAGTCAAGTCATCTATCAAGAGCTTTATGACCATCTTCTCAAACTTTATGTAGGGATACTTTCTCTCTACACCTAATGTATCAAAGAACTTTCTTATTAACTTTCCTGGCTTATGCTGTAACCTTAAATATTTATACTCAAAAGTCTTATCATATACCAGCTCCATGTAGTCTACATCTTTAAGAGTCTTTCGCTCTCCATCTCTATTTATTATCCTATGAGCTCTCACATGGGTCTTCTTCTTCGTCTGTCTCGACTTGACCGTATCTTTTTCCATTGTTCTTTCCTGCCTGTTCTATCATCTTCTCACCATACTCATAACCGTCATGGGACTCCTCGGTAGTCTTTTCAAGGTCTACACCTATCGTATCCAGGACTGCCTGACGGTAATCTTTAGGCTGATCTGATTTGAATTCATGAAACTTAAACTTGTCTTGCATCCATTCAGGCTTTATCGTACCCTCTATGGCTATTTTACCTTCAGGTATATAAAAGGACTCTGTACCGATTAAAATACGGTAGTAAGTCACATAGGCATACTCTGTGTCCTCTGAGCATCCATCACAGGAGCCCTGACGAGTAGACTTGTCTTCAAACTGATATTGCCTCTTGATAAGAAAATATTTCTCAGTACCAACATCACCGGTAATCAAAATAGTCTCCATCATTGTAAGAATGGTTAAAGGATCTACTATATCCCCATTGCAATCAGTAATTTGTTCCATGGCAGCTTATTCTTATTAAGAACCTCTTTCTAAAAATACGTATGTAATAAACATTGTATCCATCAGCAGGACACCTCTTTATCTTAGCTATATCATAACATCTATATAATAGGCTAGATATCTTTGCTCTTATCTCTTTAATCTTATTGTTCATCGGTTGTTGTCTGTTGTTTAGATTGTTGTACTGGTGAACCCTGTATCTCTGTATCATCATTATAGGTGTCTTCAGTAATCCCCCAGGTACTCAGCAGGTCTTTCTTTACCAATATGAGTAACTTGTTTACCGAAGGAGTAGGGTAAGAGTCTGTAGACTTATAGTTACAGGCCTGTATTGGTATCTTGTATAACAATACCCCTGTAGCCATTACAAACCCTTCTGTAGGTAAGTCCTTTAATATAGCTTTACTGCCTATAACGGTATAGATAGGACCAGGTTTAACCCATCGCTTGTACTTACTAGCATTAAAACCTTTAATAGTCTTTCTGGTAAAGGATAACTCGAAGTTCTCTGTACCTAAGAAGGAGATATCTTTCCATCCTACATTTGGAATCAAAGCAGGAAGGTCTATAGTATACATCACTGCATCTGAAGTAAAAGATATGTTATCTACAGTACAAGAGTTCTTCTGACACTCTACCTCCAAGCAAGCAGACATCTTATAATACTGATCTGAAATCCTACCACCTCTGTTGTTATATTCTTCCCGGATAAGAGTAGCATTCATATCGTGGATCTTATCAGCGACATACTCTCTCTTACCTATTAAAAAACTATCATCGGTAGTCTGTTTAAGATCTAGCATTAAAGTATCTAAAATAGAATCGAATGATCTCTGTTCCCCTGTTATAGCCATTTTGTTATAGATTAAAAAAAGGACAGAAGGCAAATCCCCTCTGCCCTTATTAGGTTATATCAATTTAATGAATAGATTACCAGTTTTCAACAGCAGTTCCTACAAGGATCTCAAGGAGATCCTCGAAGCTACTATCCACTGCCCATACAGCAGGATCATCAGTAGACTCTTGCATATAAGAATACCTGGCACCAGTAGCAGCAGAGTTAGTCTTATCCCATAGATCATCATCTACCAAAGACTTACGTACAGCAATAACATACTCGGTAGTATATTTAGTGTCGTAGTTAGCTCCATGGAGACCACTGATATCATTATCACCAACGGCAATAGTGTATACACAATAATCTATACCTTGCAAAGGCTGATCCAGATATATTCCTCTGGCAAGACTACCCTGATCTTTCTTATTCCAGAACATACGGAATATGTCATCAGAAGTTAAAGAAGGATACCTTCCCCATGGAGAAGTCTCTACTCCAAGAGTACACGTAGATGCAGCACTTAGAGTCAGGTTAAAGTCCGTGACAAGGTCAGTATTAGTATATACATATACTGTCTCTCCTGCAGCACCTTTAATACCTGCATATCCTACCGCACCGGCAGTAAGATCCGCTATCAACTCGATAGACAATGCAGCTACATTAGTAGCAACAGTAGCAGCAGCGCCCATGGCAACACCGTCAACATAAGCTCTGGCTCCGGAAGTAGTAATAGTAGTTCCTATGATAGGAGTAATCCATACACCTCTTGTAGTACCACCCATATCATCACCATAGATAAGGTCGAACTGTACGTTAAGGTCTTTTGAAGTAAATAACATCTTACGAACAAAAGTACAAGTAGAGGCACCAGCACCATCAGCAAGAGTATACTTATATCCTGCAGGACCAGTCACTAACATCACTGTAGAACTTACGGCTATAGCTGCAAGATCATAAGAGTTGTCATCGTTAAAGTCATTTACAGCAGTGATAATAGTAGCACCTCCATCAAGGTCAATAGTTTCAGTAAGTCCTGCAGGAGTCGTGATAAGTATTTTATCAGTGTTAGCATTAGTAGTAGTCACATAATATCCTCTGAATACATTAACGATAGCACCTGACATCTTAGTAAGAGCATCGGTATTCTGATTGTGAAGACCTATGTCATTATGAATCTGATCCATAAGATCGTTCTCCATAGCCAGGATGTAAGCAGCGTCAATAGTTGTACTAGTAGCCTCAACGACTTTAAGTACTCCTACATATGACTTCTGCTGAAGATTGTTCTTACTATTACCTACACCAGGAAGCTTAACCTTTTCCCTGAAGGTAAGACCATATTCCCAGTCACATGACGTACATGGAGCAGGAGGAGCAAATAACACTTCCAGAGAAGCATACTTGCCATCATCGGTACAGCTTTTAGATACCTTAATGTTTGAAGCTAGTGTTCCTACACTAGCAGGAATGACAGGACTATCTGCTGTTCCTGTAACCACACCACCTCTGATATCAATACCAAGCTTTTTAAAGATTCCCATCTTGTAACCGGATATGTAATCATTATAAATTCCAAAGTCTGTTGCATCTAATGTATTCAGCAAAATCATCTTTGGAGGTTGTCTTTTAGTTCTCATCTTGTTTAGAATTAAAAATATTTATATTCTGTCTAGCTGTCTTCCTTGTTCCAGACCAATAGCGGTCCTGAATCTTGGATCTTGAATCCTATCAAGGTATATCATTACAGCTTTGTCTATAATCTCGGATATTTGATAATCTGGTAGATCAATAGTATATACGAACCCTGACGAATAAGACATCTCGTTAGGATACTTGTAATAGTCTAGCATAATCCTTGTAGCATCAGAACCTACATCAGGGTCAGTAATCATCAATATCTGATCGTTAAAGATCTGACGGTATAGTTTACTGTCCCTGGGTTTAAGGTAATAGGAGTCACGTATCACAGATTCAGCATCAGATAGCATCCTGAAGGACTTTAACCATCCGCTGGTACCTGTAAGACTACACTCCTGTGCTGAGGAGGTGCTATAATCAATTTCAAACATCATATTTAAAGCTCGTTGGTATTTAGGGAGAATATCATCATAGGTAAGGAGTGTCTCGTTAATATCAGTCACCATCCTTCCTTTTATAGAAACCCCATCGGGAATATAGAATAGATTATCTCCTACATTCTTCATTACCACTTTACGTCTCAAACGCTGCATATCATCCATCTGCTTAGTAGTAAGCTGTACACCCTCTTTCATAGACTCATTAGACAGTATCCAGTCTCTCATGGCATACATGTTCCATAGTCTACAAAACACTTCAGGGATAACAGTACTCGTAGATGTCTTCTTTATACCATCTAAGAACCCTTTAAATATATCGTCAGCCGTAGTATACATTAGCTAAATTTTTTCTCTACCATATAATTAATCAATTTTTCAGTATCATCCCAAAAGTCCTTACAGTCTTCTTCGACATAAGGAGTAAGGTGGTGCTTGACCTTCCGTTGAAGTTTACCAAGTCCATCTTCTGCCTTTGAGATTCTTGTTAGCTCTTCTTTAAGCTTTTTAGATTCATTACCGGTCTTCATATTCTCATAGAGACTGGTAGCATTCTCAAGTGTAAACTCAGGAGTATGACCCATCTTCAATAGCTCTGCATGGATAGCCTTAATAGAGTCGAATGCATTATCAGCATCTTTCTCTTTACCATCCAGGACAGATACCCTAAGCATATTAATAGCGTTAGTGTAGCTAGCTAGTGTAGAAGGGATCGTCTTGCCTATCTTGAAATCTAATTCTTCCTTCTGTCCATCGGTAATCTTACCTTTTTTATTCTGTAAGAGGTTATATAGCCTGGTCTTTAAATGTTCGTTATCCTTCTTGTTGAGGAAACGTATTGCACTTTTAGTGTCATTACCAAGGAATGTACCATCATACATAATATCATTGTTACGATTACGATTGAGGATGTTGTAGAATATCAATTCCAATATTACAATGTGAGCTTCCAGACTCTTATCTTTATCAGGAGAGCAGTTAAGGACAATCTCAGGATACTTGTGGCATGCTTTTAACAAACCATTGCGTTGTACTGACATCCCTACCCCTTTCTCAGGAATATAAAACTCTGAATTTTGAATTCTGTTGTTAAGCAAAAGAACCAATTCAATATACCTTTCCGGAGGCCATGTACGAATGAAACTCTCTGCATCAAAAACATTATCATAGAAGCTATTCTCACTCTGAGCCTCAAGGGTTGCATTGTGAAGATAACCATAGAAAGAACCTGGATCTCTTTTATAGTCCAGCTCTGTCCTTGCTATCCTTTTAGAAATAAGGATAAGATCTACCATAGTTTTATCAGCAAAGAGAGACATATCATATGTGTGAAAATCCCTGACCTTGGGAAAGGTTGTCGGATTTATGACAAAAGGAAACTTCTCTAACTCTTCAGCAGTCAACGGAGTGGCTCCTGTCTTCTTATCTACCGTCAGGTCTTGGCCTGTCATGTAGTTGTTACCTACCTTAGTGATAGGTATAGTCCATGGATGCTTCTTATAGATAGGCTCCATGAAGATTACTTTTACTTTGTCTTTATTCTCTGTCGTTGTTGTCATAGTCTTTTTATTACATTAAGTTGTTCAAGTAAGGTCTGTACAATTTAATAGGTTGAATCTGTGAGATAACACCATTCTGGATGAGTGCATGTTCTGAGGAACCGTCAACTTCAGATGAAATATTCCCACCTTTGTCGATACCGGCTACAGTACCTTTACTCATAGGTCTCAACTGGATAAGCTGAATACCTCTGTCACCACTGGCAGTCAATCCTAGAGGTAGCATGATACCAACCCATTCATTAGACTTAGTACCGTCTTTAAGGACTTTACCAGGCCTACGTGATAGAGAGGTAGAACGGGTCAGGAGAAGCGTAATACCACCCAAAGAATACCCTTTATAAGTGTTGTTGATGATCTTGTTATCACCGTCACCTATGATATTCTGATTCTGAGTAACATTCATACTGGCAAGCAATGTCTGCAAGTCGAAATATGATGTAGGATGTAAGAAAAGAGCAACCTCTCTCTTACCATTTTCGTCAGGTCTAATATACGTATCAATATCCCTAAGTAAAGCAGTAAGCACTGGTTCTGTCCATCCATTATTCAGTGGGAACTCAATAGGGCCATCTCCTGAATACAATACACCATTACCTGAGAGGATGTCCTGGTTAGCACCGTCAGTAAGAACTACCTCTTTGGTATCCTTGCTAACAGTTCCTTTTCCTTCGAGTAATTGGAAGTCAAGGTACCTGGCAATGTTCTTCATCATAATTTCTTCTGCTGCTGTGATAAAAGCTTTGTCTTCGTATCCTGGGATACCTACATAGCGACCTCTCACCTGTTTGTTTTTATCCATGGCTGCTGCAGTACCAGAGTAAGAATATTTAAACCTCTGTAGGGTAAGGTAAGCATCACCGAATCCACCGAAATCATACTTTTCATTACCTCCAACTGAGAAGTCCTGGGTATACTTAGATGTTACGACCTGTACTTCGTCACCATCTTGCATAAGGTTTGTATCTACGTACTCTGACTTATTGTTACCATCAACTTTTACACGGTATCTCCATACTCCACCGGAGACAGGTTCGCCTGCATCTTTGTCGATAATATATAGCTGTGTCTCACCATCAGCTAGGAGGATGACTTCGTTACCACCTGCATAGTTAGAATCCAGGTAGATATAGAAAGGAAGCTTACTCAAACCTGGTTGGCTAGCATTCGCTTCGTCTTCATAACAGACACCGTTAGGTCCTGGTCTGAATCTCTCTACACGATAATCATCATTGGCAATACGATACTGTACATGGTTAGATGAAACAGTGTTGAATCTTCCTCCATCGAGCAACCAGTTTGTACCATAGTTAATGCCTTCTGTCTTGTAATTTTTAGCGTCAAGCAACGCTGTTAATGGAGCCATCTCTGGATACATGCTAAATATTGTAGTCATCATATCAGGATCTATAACTCCCATGTTTACTAACAAGCGACTTGTGATCGATTGTTGAGCAACAGTTACTTCGTTTCCGGGTACTAATCTCATTTTCTTTATTATTTAAAATGATTAGTGAGTGGGTGAGTACTACTTTTTCTTAGCAGCAGCCATAAAGGCATTCATATCAAAGCCTGGCTTGTCATGTTGACCAGCTCCAGGTTGTATGTTGTCTTTTCTGTCCCCTTTTAACTTTCTTTCTAGATCTTCTTTCTTAGCCTCAAGTGCGTCAGCATTGAAACCATCAATCTTACCCTTATGTACTAAGTACAGGTAAGAGAGAATGTTTAATGATTGTTTAGGATTCTGGAAGATTTCATTTAAGACCACATCAGCTTTGCTGGCAATATAAGGTCTTCCATCTACTTCCAATACTTCCTTCTTGGTAAACTCTGGTAAAAACTCGATGTATTCTTGTCTATCGGATTCTCCGAACTCAAATCCACCTATATTAGTTTTCTCTTTGTTTTCGTCAATATATGTATTTAACAGTACTTCTGTTTCAGCCTGAGCAGTCTCAAGGTCTGCATTCATCCTAACCTTGTTTTGCTCATTGATATTATATTCTCTATTGCTCTGGACATTCTGCATATTAGATTTGAACTTGTTAGCTTCAAACTCTGCATCAATGTCATCCATCTTGTCAAGTTTTGACTGTACCATGTCATCACTCCACTCTAGCTTGTTCGCTTGAGCATGACTCTTATAGACCTCTTTAAGGAAGTCTTTAGCAGGAAGGTTCATCACGTTAGACTCTTTCTGCTTTGTCTGAAGAAACTTAGATCTATCAAAATCTTTTTTCTGGGACTCTTCTAGGTACTCTACAATAAAAGGATCTCTTATCACAGGAGGATTGTTTGCTATGATATGGTCCTGTAGCATCTTATATCTCTCTGCCTCGGTAAGGTCTTCTCCACTTTCTTTCTTTCCTGTAAGGATTTCTTTTGGCAGTTCATACTTACCATCTTCTCCTTTATAGGTTTCTGCCAATCCTTTCCAATAAGGATCTAAATCTACCTGAGTACCACTACCTGCAGCAGCAGCATCAGCAGCCAACTTCTCAGCAGCTAGTGTAGCCTCATCTTTAATTCCATCACCAGCACCGGCACCGGCACCTGAGTCGCCAGTACCATCAGGATTACCACCAGGATTACCTCTTGCTGCATCCATAAATTTCTGCTGATCAAAATCACCATCTTTGATTTCAATACCGTCTGTGTTCTTGTTCTCGTCTTCCATTGTTTGTATTATTTATGTAACAAATATAAAAAATTAGTTATTTAAAGTCAACTACTTATCGCTGACATGTTCTTTTACCATCTTTTTAGCCTTCTCCTTTTCTACCTTTACCTTCTCTTTACCTATCTCATGATTACTAGATAGGTTAGCCATTCCCATGATATTGTTCATCTGTAGTTCCAACACACTGATCTTTTCACTGATAGTAGAATGTTTATCGTTATTGGAGAGGACTGCATTTTCACTCTGTTGTTCGTTGAGTAGTTCGAAATACTTCAGCTTAGCATCGATATCTATCTTCTTCTCTGCAAGCTGACGGTCTAAGTTTTCTGACTGAGCTTTTACGTTCTCTTTCTCCATAGCTATCTGCCCTTGGAGCTGTTGTATCTGCATCTGTGAGTCTGCGGAGAACTTAGCCATCTCTTTTTGCAGTTGTATCCTCTGTCCTTCTACCTTCTCCCTACTTGCCCTTTCAGCTTGAGCATTTTCTTGCTGCATGTCTTCTGCCTGATCTACAAAGTACTTTACCTTGTTCTTCATAGCTACCAGCGTTTCACTATCATAGGTCTCTATAATAGCAGAGAAAGGTAATGTTCCGGACTTAAAAGCCATCATGGAAAGGTTCCTTAGTTCATCTACCTTACGTTGCTCTTCAGAGTTATCCATTACCATTACTTCAAATTGGATACCCTTAAACAGATTCTTAGGTAGCTTAACAAAGTCTCTACCAAAGTCATTGTCCTGTATCTCAAGGACTGACTCTTTATGCATACAATACTTTCCTGCAAGGTTTAAGACCTGTGTAAGTGCTTTAGCCTCTATCTGGTCATGATCGTGATAAAGTATCTCTGTGATTAGCTGAGCCCTCTGTATGGACTCTTTAAAGGTACCTACCTGGTCCGTGTTCACCACTTGTCCCTGTCGCTGTCTTGGGATACCTATAATGTTACCTATAGCATCTTCTAACTGTGCTAGCATATTCTCAAGATACTGTACACTCTGACTCAACGATAGATCTATCATCTGCCATTGGTTGAAAGAGGCGTTTTTAGGCCTCCCTGTGACACTATCTACAGTTTCTATAGGTATAGTACCCTTCTTCTTCTGATACTCGTATTCCGCGTCTTCTAGTGTGGAGTTCTTCTGTGACTGGTCGAAGATAATAGTCTTGGTTCCTGATACTGCTAACATGAGCTCTCTCATAGTATAGACAATATCATAAAGCTCTTGTAAGTCCTTGGTAGTCCAGATAAGACTATAAGGTTGCTTGGAGATGTCACTGAAGGTAGGTCCTACAATAGGAAGCTTCACATCACCATAGCTGTCTACACTTCTAGGAGCCTCCTCTTTCTTTCTACACTGTATGATAATATCATTCTCTATAACTATTCCCTGGTAGACATCGTTGATAGGATATTCCTTCATGTACTCACCCCTGGACTCGCGATAGCATTCTACCTCTTTCCTGTTATGCTTTTCTTTCTTATCTTTCTTATTGGTATATACACCTTCACGGTAGTGATAGTTGTCTTCATTGATAACCTTCTTACCATCATCAGAGAAGTGACGGAAGAACTTATTAGGATCATACTTGTTAGGAGAATATTTTACCCTTATCTTCCTTGGTATCTTTACAAAGACTCTCTTGACCTTTATACCCTGTGAATTTTCAAAGCTACCCTGATAAGGACCATTGTAGTCTACACCACCGTAAGGAGTACTTACAAAGCGTGTAGAGGTAGAAGTCTTAAAGCTTGCTGTCTCTGATAACTCTTTTAGCTTGTTGTTACCATACTTGGTTACTATGTCTGTACCAAACTCACGATACAACTGTTGGTAGCTCATCACCTCTTCTAGTATTACCCATGGACCATCTTGTACCCATGGGATGTTAGGAATCTTAGGATAGCGTATCTTGGTAGAGCTTACATTATCCATCCTGGGCCACTTCTCTCCCTGGATGTAGTCTACATAGTAATATTGCTTTCCTGTGACGATATGAGAGATGAAGTTGTTACCGGACTTTCCTTTTATGTTTAGATCTCTTCTAAGCTTTATCATAAGCTTCTGAGCTCTCTCTTCTTCGATATCTTTATGGGAATACCTATAGTATCTCTGTAGTTGCTCTATCTGCTTCTCGTCAATAGAGTCTTCTGCCTTTATAACTTCTATAAGGTGGTTTATCTCTATCTCCATATAAGGTAGCTGCATCTCCATCATACGCATGGACTCAAACTCTTTCTCATTCTGAGGTTCCCTCTGTAGTGCTTGCTTTAGCTGCTCTATCTGAGACTGTAGCTTATAGATATTAGTGATGTTTCCATAGTGCTTCTGACGTATCAGCATAGTGATGTCATTCATAGCTGCCATGATCCTCTGTTGTGACTTCTTCTTTACCGATCCTTCGTCTACTGAGGATATACTGAAAACAAAAGGCCTGCGTACCTGCTGAGAGGAGAGAGAGTCTAAGAGGTGTTTCTGCAAAGGAATATGTCTTGGCTTAGCAGGAAGGCTATACTTCCCTACCTCTAAGAGATAGTTAAACCTGTCCTCATTGAGTTCGTTATGATAGTACTGCCAGCATATCTCATCCCTGGTAATATCAGCACTATTACCACTGTCTGCCTGAACATAATGCTTAACAAGCTTTTCTATCCATTCAGGAGTCTTCTTATTGTCCGATACATATAACTCGTTAAATTCCATAATATTTATACAAATTTAGATGATATTCCGTTAGCACTCCTCTTATAAACCAAAAAACCTTTCTTATCAGTCTCTTTATGAGCATCTACCTTTGTCACAGGAATGAGCTCATCTTCTTTCATACCAACCTCTGTCTCACAGAAGGCAATAGTAATATCACAATTATATTTTTTCCCTGAAGGATCATAACGATACTGAGCCAAGGCAACTACCATCTCTATAAAATACATGTTGTTGATAGAGTCTTCTGTCAGTGATGAGGATCCTATAGCTAGTATCTGAGGCTTGAGAGCCCTGTCAGTACCATAACGGTTACTCACCTGAGACTTTCCTATCATCCCTGCAAAGGCTAAGCGTGGTCTCTCCTTGAGTAAGAAGTCATAGCCATGATCACTAAACCATTGGAAGATACGTAAGTTAGAATATTCTATATTTATATTGCCAAAGCATCCAAACCATATACCGGCCATAGCACAGTGAAGATAAAAAGCTTCTGCTCCTCCATGTTCTACTGAAGGTCTTTCTAGTATCTGAGCTACATATAGATTAGCAACAGACTCTTTCTTGTAAGGATTGAATCCCTTCTTGATATACATAGCACCTTTAGACTTGGAAGTGTGGGCTTCATCCTGGTCGTAGCTGTCACAATTATGATATCCTATATGATGTCCAATATAAGTATGGGTATCACATTCAAAGTTGTAAACTGTTCCGGTATATTTTTCTTTTTCAATATTCTTTATCTTAAAATATATAAACCTATTATCAGCACTTAAAAAACAACTATCTTTTGGCCTTCTTCTTACTTTTGGTAAGTTTTTAAAATCTATTCTTTGTATTTTAAGATCATTCTTACAATCTAACTGCTCTACCAAGTTTAAAGTATCATGATGTGTAAAACGTAACTGATAACACTCTCTTGTTTTACTCTTTTTAGGATTACCTGGAAATATATGTACAGATGCGTCTCTAAGTTTACATAAACTAGATACTATACCTAATGAGAATCCTATATCCTGAATAGATTCTAATAATTCTAAGTTAACACTTATATATTGTATATTATAATATCCTCTTAGGTGTTTTGAAATACATCCATCAGAATCTAGATATCCAAGCATTAAGCTTCTCTTTAAATCTTTTTTAATATATTTAGCCCATTCAGGTATCCTCTTTCCATAAGAATATTTTCCAAAATGCTTTGTTAAAAATAAGTTTAACTGAGAAATAGAAAACGTACACTCTGTAGACCCATTTCTTTTTCTACAGCTTACTTTTCTATTAAATAATCTAAGTACTATTTCCTCTAATTTTTTTAGATAAAAAGACTCCTTACTATTTATAGATATAGAAATTTTCTTATAGTGATTATCACAGTATCCATCACCAAGCCATAATCCAACAAACCACCAAAAATCTTTATCAAATAATGGATTATCAATCCTCCTATCAATCCTGCAATTTTCATCATCCCATAAACTACACATAATAAGATCTTTTGATTCTTTATTATATAAATTAGGAACCCTTGTCCAATCTCCCACATTTATATCTTTAGCTTGCTCATAAGAAAAATCAAAAGCATCTTCATTAACTGTCTTATCTGAATGAAACTTTGGTTTAGTTATTAATACAGGGTGTTCTTCTGTTACTGTATTAGTTCTAAATGTATTCCCTGACTTAATAGTATACACATCAGAGTCTATTTTCATTCTCTTAAAAAAGTTTTGTATTTCTACATAATCTCCATATTCATTAACAAGTTTATCATTTTCAAAAACATTTTCTGCATTTTTTAATCCATCATTAGTTATCACTTTTTCTCCTGGCAGCAAACATCCTCCACGATACAATCCTCTATAATGATGATCTTTCTCATCGAGTTCTGGCTCCTCTATAATTTTTAACCATCCATTAGTTTCGTCAGGTTCAAACTTAAAGCCTTTCTTCCAGTTAGTACCTTCTATAAACTCTAGTCTTCCTGTCCGTACTACCTGAAGTTCTTTCTTAGTCCTAAGCTGTGTCTTCCTTGCGTTTAACAGTTGTATCTTATATTCTCCAAAGAAGCCTGCTACAGTCGTTAAGAAAGCCTCTGAAGCATAGATAGGTCTCTGGGTGATAAACTTATATCTGTCCTCTGGTTTTTTAAGAGACCTTCTTCGTAAGATATCCATCCTACTCTCTCTTCGTAGTGGGTTACCATCTTCATCGACTTTAAGATACCAGTCTTTACCTGTAAAGTGTCCTACCTTAACAGATTGATCAGGATTTTCTTTCTCAAAGACATTATCAAAGGATAATATATTATATTCTTCAGGGTTATAATGACGTAGTTCTAAGTCATATATGCCTTCATCCATCTCCCCTGCGGTTCCGATAAAAAACTGCCAACCCGTTTTTTCTCCTTCAGTTTCTATAGAGGGATCAATATATTTAGCTACCTCTAAAGACCATCCCTTCACTCCTTTACCAATCTCTTCATACCATACAACAAATGGACTGAACCTTGATGCAGTCTGGAAGTCGTTCTTAGCTGTAAGTGAATAGATCTCAGCACCATAGTTCTTAGCCTTTACATATTTCTTACTGTCTCCACCCCTCTTACGTTCTTTGTAGAACTGAGTGTTAGCCAGATTATCTAATCCCTCAATGGTACGCTGCATAGTATGATCTGCATCTGCCTGTACACCACCAATGATTAAGTTCTGTGAGTCAGGATAGAAAGTATAATTATATCCTATTACCATACCAGCACCTTTTTCGCTTATCCCTATCTGCCTACATTTTAATTCCTGTCCATCTTTGTTCTGGTCAAACATCATCTCTACACGCATGGCAAAGAAGAAGTCCATACCTAAGAATCTAGGATTGGTAAGTCCCTTGCTTTTAGATCCTTTTTTAGTACCATAGATAGGCCAGAAGTTAAGATAAAAATAATGTCTTCCAGATATCCATACAGTCCTATCTTTTATCAGTAGATCATATAAAGGGATATAGCAGTCTCCATTAGGATACCAGATAGCATCGATACCGTCAATCATCATATCACCACCAGGAGCAATAGCATCTTTTACAGTATATCCGTTCATACATCTGTCTATCTGCTTACTCCACCATGCAACATCTATAAAGTAGTTTCCTTTCTTGAGAAATTCCTTATCGATAGTCTCAGGAGTCTTGTGAAAATAATCCTGTGGATCAGGAAGATCTTCTTCAAAAACAACTGGACTGAATCTTTTACTATTAACGAATTTCATACTTTATTATTTACGAAAGTCTCTACTATCAAATAATCTTAACCCTGATCCCTTTTTTACTTCTATCTCCTCTTGAGATATTTTTTCTCTGATCTGCTGCTCCAGGGTGATAATGTCACTGGCTCTTTTTAATGCTTCTATCTTGGCCTTGCTGTTATCGATATCTATCACAATATCTACATAGGCCTTCTCTCTTCTGTCATTGCCTTCTGCATCTTTAAAATCTACTGTGATCTCTTGTGTTACCTTTTCCTTCTTAGTGAAGGGTATCTTCTGGATATGCTCTTTAAGCTCTTCTAGATCTCCTTTGATGGAAAGATAGAATCTCTCTGTAGAGGTGTGGTTGTCTCTTATAAACTGATCTATAAAGGCCTGGACCTTCTTGTTCTTCTCTGCCTTCTCCCAATCGAATTCCTGGAAGTATTCCCTGGCCACCCTATCCTTACGTTCCTTTAATAGGAGATAGTGTAAGGGGTGATCTTTTATATAGGTATGGTATGTGTACTTGGTGATGTCATGGAAGAATCCTTTGTCAGCAGACTTATCAAAAGAATATAAGCTTTTAACAACAGAGAAAGACATTGCTTCAGGAGTTACTTCTACCTGACCTGTTTCCTTATCTAGTGTTATAAAACTCATATCCTTTTAAATATTTGTCTGTTTAGGTAATCGTCTAGCTGTTCTTGAGTCATGTTAGCCTTAATGCCATCGTTTCCTAAGCGTAGTAAGACGATCTTATAACTCTTGAAGGTTTTCCTCTTACCCTTACTTTTAGTGAATAAAGGGGCTATTTCAATGATCTTGAATTCCTCTGATCCCCTGACGTAAATAAACTTGTCTCCTATAGCATATTTACATTCTTTTTCTATGGTGCTTGCCATCTGTAATCTTCTTTCTTTTACTCTCTGACTCTGAATAGAAAAATATACTGTTCAGAGATATCTTGATCTTGAATCTTTTGAAAAACCTTCTTATCCCTTTAGGCAGTCTCATCTTCCTTGGCATTTTCTACCAGTTGCTTAACAACAGCACCAATAGCCATCAATAGACCATCGATAAATGCTTTCTGATTCTCTTTGCTAAACCAGTTGATATTAACAATCTCCTGGATGACACCGGCAAGAGCTAAGACTGCTCCCTGATAATCCTCATCTAACAATAGTAAAAGGATATCGTTGATAGGTTTGTGGTAAGTTACCGGGATGTATTTTTCGAATACTAACTTGTCAAGCAGGGGAAGACCCTTGTTAATAAGCTGATCTGATACAAATTCTTTCCATCCTTTTTCGTCAATGAGTTCATCGAAGAAATCTTGACTTCTTGTCATTACTTGTTCTGTTATCATAATATTGAATTTATACTGCCTTGTTCTTAGACAGCGAATTAATAATCTTGTTAATATTCCTCTCTAACCAACTTGGCTTAGCCTCCTTCTCACTGATCTTCTCATTAGTAGTTGTAACAGAGCTTAGAGCTATCGTAGAGACACATAAAGCATCTAAGGCACCTATAGTGATACCTACCCACAAAGGAGCTGATAATGGTACAGCTATGGATCCTAAAATAGATACTAAGACCGTACCTACCTGTGCATAGAACCGTATCCTCTTCCAGAAGTCCGGAGTCTCAGAAGTTAGCCTTTCATAGACTATATTTTTTGTTAGTACTTCTTTAGCAGTCATAACTTATATTTTTATGGTAATCCTGTTTGTGATACAGCTGTTATTTTTACTGTTGCCATCCAGTTAACATAAATGCCACTATTTCCTGAATCTGTCACTTCCACTACAAGTGCCTCATTCGTATCATCAGCAGCAACCCTTATATTAAAATTTCCGTCTGTTTCATAATTTATAACAGGAGTACCAGATCTTAATGTAGTATTTCCTGCATCATCTCTTGTTATACATCCATCAAGAATATAATATGAAAAACTTGTTCCAGTTACACTCCCTGTACCAGATACCTGAACAGAAAATGTCCATGTTGTTGATGCTGGAATAATCATTTGCTTTGTTAATCCATCAAGAAATAAATCATGCCAAGCAGATGTTGCTGTATGATGAACTGTATCATGGACATTATATATAATATCTTGTGTTGAACCGTAAGTATAAGAATAGTTTTCTGGTCTTTGTCTTGAATAACCCTCTTCTACAAGCCAGTTACCTTTAAGGATAACACCACCACTCTCAGCAACCAATTCCGTACTATCCCCTGCATCTGAAACAAAATTTATAACTCCCTTGTTACTGCCTGCCACACCTATTGTTATGGTATCGATAACCCTTGCTGTCTGTACCTGTAAATCGTTATCAAAGACAAAGCGATCCTCGTCTTCCATATACGTCAATGTACCATCATTTGTCTCTCCTCTCCAAGTCATAACATAGTCTGTCCCTGCCAGATCATTAAACCATTTTATCTCCTGATCGTAGAAATCTGCAACAGTAGTAGCTGTTCCTGCATCGCTAGGAACCTTTAACTGAAAGTAAGGATCAGCAGCATATATTGTCTGTACTGATGCTGTCTGTACTGTAGTTGCATTGTCAGCTTGCCATTGTGTTACAAATGAATTAGCATTAGTACCAGGATCATTAAATAATAAATATCCATCAAGAGTTGTATTTTTAGCAGCAAGTGTTCCAGTAGTTGCAATATTAGCAGCTCCAAAATCCCATTCTCCATCAGTCGTATTATCAATAGTCTCTCCATTACTACCTCGTATCTCAGCAGTATTTATTACTACATTAGCTCTATCATTAAAATCAAGACCATAGTCTGCTACAGCTGATCGGACAGCAATTACACTTCCTACTGTGTCAGGATAGATTACAAGACCATGATCTAGCTTTCCTATCGCAGATGAATGAGAATGAAAGGATGCTAATGAATTTTCACCTCCTGCACCAGAAGCAGATAGTTGCTTCATAAATACAGCTAGTCCAGTATTTTCACCGGAACCATGTACAGAAGTTGCTACATCGTAGTTTTTAACAGTAAGTCCTGCAGTGGTTCCTGAGTACGTCTCTCCTGCTGCCTGGGTTAGCTTTATAAGACTACCAGCACTCGCACCTCCTGATATAGTTCCTTCAACAGAAATACCTTTTTCAAACACCTGATCATTCTTGAAGGTCCAGGTAGCCCATATATTATCATCACCAGTAGTTTTAATATTAGAAGTATCAGCAGAGATAGTAGATAAATAGTCTAGAACTACATCTGGCTTACCTGTTCTGCTATTTCTCTTATAGATATAAGTTTGTGAACAAGCAACTCCTACAATGAAGAGACTGAAGATTATTAGAATTATCTTTTTCATGATTTAATTTTTTATAAAGTTAGTAAATATTATCGTTATCACATATTGTCAGTTATTTGACATACTTCTTATTCTTTATCTCACCACTTTTTTCTTTCCTGATCCTGATCTGTCTTACCATATAACGTAAGGAGTCTGTATCTTTGACAACATCATTGAGATCCTGAAAAACTCTCTGTCCTTCCTTCATCACCGAATCACTATCTAGGAAAACTATATTTTCAGATGTTATACTCTCAAGAAGAGGAATGTTTTCTGGAAGATACTCTATATTACCTCCTTTAGCAATTCCATCATCAGAATTATATCCAGTAAGAGTTATGACAAGGCCACTAATTAGGGCTACTATCATCAGTTTCATTAATAGCTTTAACATCTTCTTTTATATTTTCAAGATTAGTTTTTATTATTGCCACTTCTTTGTCTACACTATTAATTAGTATAGATGAGCAGTCAACATGATCTTTAAAATTTACCCTCAGCTCTTTAATATGTGTCGTATTATGTTCGCTGTTTGTTTTATTAGTGTTTATCTGTCCTGCATTGAGAAAATAAACAGATAGTACAGAAGCCAACCAGAAAGAGATTCCTATAACATCCCTCATTGTAAATTTGATATCTTTAATGTTAGGCATTTAATTAATTTTTAAATGATTAATTATTCTTTGTCTACTTGGTCGGTTGAAAGATCTGAGTTATAAAGAACGTCTCTCTTTTATCAAAGCATATATACTAATAGCGATAGCCAGTACTAAGGATAGCACCTGTAAAGTCCAAAACCAGATAGGATGACTCCTACCCCATAAGTCTACCCAGGAAGTACCACCGATGTAATCCCATGACTGACCTATGAGTAAATTTATGATAATGTTATATCCACTCCATTGTATGATAAAGTAGGCAAGTGCAAAAGAGAGCATATACAGCCATTTCTTCCATAATAGCACTATAGGTATCAAACCTACTAAAAGCTTCGTCAGCGTTCCTATAGCATGCCATTGTGATGATAATAACTTCCTAGCTATAGGTTCGTGTTCATGAGCCCAATTAATTACTAATCCATTGAATATAGCAAAGGTTATTACTATAAGAAATACTAAAACTGTAATTGATATGTTCTGCCACTTCTTCATTATTTTAATTTTTAAATTCCCATGCATGACCAGCATGACTTTTACGTATATTATTACAACAATCTGATATATGCCTATGATCTGCATTAGTTTGTCTTTCTGCATCCATTGTGGAATGAAATTCAACCTTCTCACCTGTGATTAAGTTTATTCCAATAACAACTTTGGAGTTTTTATTATTAATTCCATTTCGCATATCATCATATCCATTCTGTAAATTATCACACCAAGTAGTAAGTTGTATATTTTTTAATGTGTAAGAAAGGTAGTTGTCTTTACGATCACAGGATGGAATTAATGCAGTATCATATCCTGAGTTCTTCCAGTTATCATACAATTCATGGAATTTCTGCTGAGAAAACATCCACTCTTTTAATTCTCGTTTTGTATAAGTTGGTGGTGGGTAGCCTTTTTGTGCAGAATTACTTTTCTGAGCAGAATATACCTTTGTAATTAACCCATCCTTTGTTCTCTTTGAAGCAAGTATACGATCTTTTGTACAATCTTTACATATACATTGTAATCCATCTGAATTAGTACTACATTTATAGAAGTCATCCTTTGATATTAAATCCTTACATTTATTACACTTTTTCATTTCTGATTTTTAATTATAATATCTTTGATTCTCTGTCCACTTGTTAATGTAAAAGTAACTTTATTACCTGAATAACTAAACCAAGCGTTATCATTAGCCACTCTGTAAATTGTGTAACCGCCCACATCAGCCCAACTTCCATTATAATAATAAAGTGATTCTACGTAAGTGCTATCCGTTATATCTTCGATATAAAACCCAGTAGTTCCATTTGATGTGCAATTCAGATATTTAGAATGTGCTTCGCTTACTATTTCTTCTGCAACTAAAAATATACCTGTTCCTTTGAAAAACCCAACAGGTGATAAACCCACAGGAGAAAAAGAAAAGTCTATCAGCTTTACTACCTTCTCCCACTTAGCGTGATATATGTCTATCCATGTAGTTCCTTTTTCATCTGAATAAAATTGATTTTCTGCTATCTCGAAATCTCCATACGTTGTATTTATAATTCCTATTTTAGCAGCCGTTAAGTTTACATTTGTCGAACTTATTACCGTTATCGTATGCCAGCCCGTTGTAATAATATCCGTATCAATTCCATCAATATAGGCATTATCATAGTCAGGATATGTTAAAGTTCCTGCATTTGCGTATACTTCTAAATCATTAGAAGCACCCTCGAATATCTTTTCCGTTGTAGATTCTAAATCAATTCTAAATGTTATTGTTTTTACATTTCCTATTGCTCCGTAATCTATATAAGCATCACTAAAAGACATCCCTTCCCTTGTTGAAATACCTCCATAGACCGTTCCTGTGTTTCCATTACCGCTTTCATCTATCAGCTCTCCCTTAATTGGGTTAGCGAAGGTGTAGGAGGCTACTAAGCCTGTACTAGCTTTTATGCTTTCATTTGTAAAATATCTGTATTCTGTAGTTGAAGATTGCGAGTAGGATTGCAAACTAATCGTTACAAATAATAAACTCATTAAAATAATAATCCATTTTTTCATATTTTCTCCTAATTAGGGGTTTACTGTAACTCCCTTACTTTCTAAACTTGTAACGGCAGCATCGCTAGCAGATGTTCTGGCAGTATTGTTTCCCGCTAAATCAATTGTTCCTGAACTCATTCCACTGGATTCAAGATCAATCAATAAATTATCTACCTCCGTATCACTTAATCCGTATCCTGCCGCTGGTCTATGATAAAAGTAATTAATTGATGCAGAAAACGTATGCCCTGATGTATAGGTATCAACTTGGTTTAAACCAGTATTATAATAATAAGTTAATCCACTGGGAAGACTTGCTATGTCTCCAGAAGTTGTGTTTAAACCAGTATTATAATAATCAGTTAATCCACTGGGAAGACTTGCTATGTCTCCAGAAGTTGTGTTTGAACCAGTATTATAATAATCAGTTAATCCACTGGGAAGACTTGCTATGTCTCCAAAAGTTTGGTTTGAACCATAATTTAAATAAACAGTTAATCCACTGGGAAGGTCTGCTATATCTCCAGAAGTTTGGTTTGAACCATCATTATAATAATAAGTTAATCCACTTGGAAGGTCTGCTATGTCTCC